TTATATTTTCAATATTGAGTTTTTTTCTAGAACATCCTTGTATTGGCAAAATACTGGAAGGATGTAGTCTTTTTCGTAAGAATATTCTTCTTTTATTTTTTTAATTAGCTGTTTCAGCAAAGTACTTTTCCCGGAGCCAACAGCTCCCTCTAAAAAAATAAATCTCTCGGCTCTCACAACACTATACAGTTTTAACGGCCTGTGCCTGCGTTTTTTATGATCTTCCTTGCTTACATATCTATCAATAAGGTTATTTATGCCAACACTACCAAAAAAATAACTTTCAGGAGTATCACTTATGGTTTGCAATGTATCTGTTAAGTATTGCTCATAATTAATGGATTCGAAATCCCAAAACTCTGGGTAATATTTACTGATTAAAGAACATATTTTCTCACCTTCTATAAACTTTATATTTGTAGATTTGAATTTTAAGTAGATTTTTTCTTGAGCATTATTTGAGATTGATGAATTAGTAACAACCCAAATTTCATTCAAATGTATGTTCTTAGAGCCAGAAGAAATAAAGCGTGGGTATAATTGACACTCTTCTATTTGTCGTTCGACCTCACTATTTGACTGAATTATCTTTCCAACCTTACAAATAACCCCAATATATATTTCCTCATCTAATGCCTCATCTCGTTTAATTATGACAAAATCAGCACCTTTTTCTGATGGTCCTTGCTTATATTCAACATGTGTAACAGTCGGCAAACGTGGTAGAAGCGCTCTTAGCACTGGATGGAAATCATCAACCTCACGTTGCAATGATTCTATTTTCCTTAAGTATTCTGGTTTCATTTGTTTACCTTAAACAGTCTCCAAAAAAATCATTTTATATAACAATCATATTTCATACAATGTCAACTATTAGACTCTTTTTCAACATTATAAACATAGTATCAAAGACTAAGGCGACGGATTTCTCCATCAGGTAATGACCAGATTAGGTTTGGATCTACCACAACCGGTTTCTTCATCTTTGCCCTTGATAGTTTTTTGCGGGCGTTTTGCCAGTCTTTACGCGCCTGCTCAAACGGGAATAATCCGTAGCCAGAATTGTAAACATCACCACTGGCGACCAGTTCTCTGGCAAGAGTGCTTATGTAATACCTTGATGCACCGGTTTTAGCCTCCAGAGCCCGTAACGTCTCGCGACCGCTCAGACGTACAAGTTCAACAACCTGCCCTTTAATTTTTTCCCGCTCTTCTGGTGTAAATACTTTTGCCATAGGTGCCTCCGGCAATCACTTTTCCGATGCAACATGGCGGGAAGAATCAGTAATCTGTCGTACAATATCCCTGTGCTTGTTCAACTCACGCAGCGCGGCGCAGACTCGCTCCCACTTCTGGACATGACTTTTCGCCCGGCGCAGTTCGCGGTTTGCCATATGCAGCGATGGTAAAATCAGGTCATTGGCTCGCGTTTCAGTGAACGATGGTAGTGACTGCACAATGTCCCCCATAGTATCTGTTTTAATTTCTTCCTGTGTTGCCGCTTCCTGTGCTGGTAACGCAACACCGGCTGGCTGAGGAAAGGCTTTACCATCAGTTTCCGCTACCGATGCAGCTTTCGGCTCTGCTGGTAAATTATCGCCCGGCATGCAGTAACGAAATTTACCGTTCTGATTAACGCGAATCAGACGACCTTTACTGATTGCCATTGCCAGCGTTGAAGCCACTTTGCGTGATGTGATGCCGAAAAACGTAGCCAGTTCATCCGCCGTTTGTGGGCCACGTTGTTCAATCGTCGCAGTTAAATCGCACTCCGAAATTTTTGCGACTGTTGCCGTGGTGGTTTCTTCCGGCAGTTCTGCCTGCTCTGGCTGTTCCTGCTGAACGTTGTTATCAGCCACACGCCAGATGTATACGCTTTTATCAACGAAACCAGCCTTTTTCAGTTCCCACAGCTCGTTCAGTACCTCTTCACGACTGATATCAAGTCGCGCAGCCAGTTCTACCGACGTGGCTTTTCCCATTGCTTTCAGTGCGTCAAAAACAGTCTCCATTAAAATTTCCTCCCGGTAAAAATCACTTCGCAATTCCTGGCAGGACGACATTCGGACGCCAGCTCTCCCAGTTAAAATTCACCCAGCGTCCGCCGTTCATGGTCATGCGATCCATAATCCGCTCGCCGAGCAATGTTTTCATCGCCTCATAGTTCAGGTTTGTCAGCATCCCCACGCTGCGCATCGACGCTGTCCGGCGATCAACAATCTGGTGCAGCACCACCTGCTCGTTTTTTGTCTCGCGCTGAATGCCAATTTCATCAAGAACCAGCAGATCCACTTGGCACAGTTCCCGCAAAAATTTTTCGCCTGATTGCCCGTCGTCATAGCTGGCGTGTAGAGCACTCATGACATCAGCCACGGTAACCACAATCACTGTCTGGCCATCTTTCAGCAGGCGATTCCCGATAGCCGCCGCCAGATGGTTTTTTCCGGTACCAGGTTTTCCGCTGAACGCAAAATTTGTACACCCGGTCATCAGTTCATCAGCGATAGATTTCGCCTGGTTCAACGCGTATCGCTGACCGTCGTTCTGCACCTGGTAATTCGCAAACGAGCATTTGCGGTGCAATGGCTGGATGCCAGAGCGATTCAGAATTTTTTCCACCCGCAACTGACGATTCTGACGGTTGATCTCCTCACAACGTTTCTGGCCTTCGGAAAGTTGCCACTCGCGCCACTCCGCTACCGTTTTGAATGGGGCGGTTACATGTGGCGGGGCCAGTCTGCGGATACGTTCAAGAATGCCGCCTGCCGCAATATTTTTCATGGTCAGTTACCCCCTGAAGCCTGGCGGGATCGCACTATCCGGTAACGAGACGGTGTTAACCTGTCGGAGTAACGTCTCAGGTCGAACACCTTTTGGCGCGAACAAGCCCTGGTATTCATTGGCGATGCTGTGTCGAATCACCTGCTCAGGTGAAAAACCCTGCTGGCGGAATTTTTCCAGCTCCCGTATCGCCCCGTTAGCGCCCTGCTCCGTTCGAATCGGTTTTCGCAATGCCTGCCTGAACTGAACCCACTCATGCCAGAGTGTTTCCGGCAACCAGTCAGGCAGCTCGATAGCCTCCGGTTCGAATTTTTTAGACGCTCGTTTTTGGCGAGGGGGATTTAGGGGGAGATAAGTATTTATATCTTCCTCTTTCTCTTCCTCTGGTAACGCTTTTTGATCCGTTTTTGTAACGCTGGCAGCGTTACCTTTTCGTTTCAGTTCTCGTATTTTTGTTACTCTCTCGTTTGTAACCGCCCGTTTTTTAGAGCTTTTCCCGTTATGGCGCTCAAAGTTAGGAAGCGACAACACACCATTAGTTTCGACCAGCCATCCAACCTGAATTAACGCATCAGCAAAACCAGCCATAAAAGTGATGCGATCTATTGCACTTTTTGTAACGCCGCGAGCGTTACACTCTGCGTTACCGTCTATCATTTGTTGATCCGCCCATGCCCAGAAGCGAATGACTTTCCCTAATGCGGCATCTGGATCAATATTCAGAATCTCAGCAAGCCTGAATATTTCCGGCTTATCCGGCGTAATAACTTCGAGCTTTATCCAGTTTGAAGCCATTTGTTTTCACCTTGTAACGCTCGCAGCGTTACATTTAACTGATACCGAACAAAACAGTTCGGTACGATTAATTTCAATCAATGCACTACGACAGAATCGCTAGGAGAACCGCCGCCGCTGAAATGTGCTTTACGGTAAACGGCCTGGACTGCATCATCATGCGCATCAATTGCCGTACTCAGTGCATCCTGTGCCGCCAGTAATGCACGGCGTTCCAGGGTATCGAAGATGCAGAGTCGGTGACGCAGCTCGCGAGGAAGAATTGCCAGAACCGCAGGGATCAGTTTCTGAATTTTTTCCCTTTGCGCATTCGTTTCACCTTTCAACCAACGATGATAGATATTCTGCTGATTGTTCCAGTCCTTGCCTGGTACCAGGGGCAATTCGCCGCCCCCCTGGCGCAGATATTCTTCAGTAATTGCGTTAGCGACCCACGCCTGCCCTTTTTCGGCTGCCAGGGCTAACAACACTGATTCGATGTGCTCATGCTTGATTTTCATGAATCAACTCCCATCAGCTTTTTCGTAGTAGTTTTATTTCTGCCAATAGTTAAAATTGCATCGGCAGAAAATAATCCGTTTGATGCATGAGCGATTTTTTCAGCGTAATTTGTTTCGCCGGTATATTCTGTGCGAGGCAATTTTCCGTTATCCATCCATTTGTAGATTGCTCTTTGGCTGACACCACAAACGTCGGCCACAACAGAAACGCGAACAGTTTTGATTACATCTTCAAGTGTTTTCTGGTTCATATCATCCTCACAATGTGAACTTTGAGTACATGCTATAACAGAACTGACAGTACATTCAAGAGCGAATATCATTGAACTTATGGTTCATGAAGATAAAGCGCGTAAAGAGTTCGCCAGTAGGCTTGCGCTAGCCTGTGAAAACGCTGGTTATGAACAACATGGAAGGCAGGCAGAAATTGCCCGTCGAATGAAATTAACACCAAAAGCGGTTAGCAAATGGTTTAATGGTGAAACAATTCCTCGCCGAGAGAAATTAAGGGAATTAGCAACACTCATTGGAACAACACCAACCTATCTTTTGGGAGAGGATACAGAAGAAAGTGGACAGATACGTTTCTATCAGGAGTTAAATCCAAGACAAAAAATCATCATTGACCTTCTGGACGAGCTCCCTGACAGTGAGACAGATGAACTTTTAAAAACTCTTGAGGAGAAAAAACAGAAGTACAATGCAATTTACGAAGAGTTAGCACGAAAGAAAAAACAAAAAGCCTCTTAAACCAGCATAAATCCGGTAGCGTCCCCCTCCGGGTTTGTGCTTCACTTTATCCCGTCTCATTTTTTTATACATAAAATGTACTTAAAGTACTTTACAATGATGAACACAAAGTACATTATATACCTACCAACCCACCCCGCCCCACAGAACGCCGGGCAATACTTCGAGTTACCAGGCAGTGGTCAGGGGTTAAGTAGCCAGCCCGAGGCGTATGAACATGACGGCGGGATTCAAATTTTGCAGTGCAGCAGTTAGTTCCGCCACCCGGCGTTAAGGGGAGAGATAAGATGGTGCATTACGAAGTAGTTCAGTATTTGATGGATTGTTGCGGTATCACTTACAACCAGGCTGTGCAGGCTTTACGCAGCAACGACTAGGATCTCTGGCAGGCAGAAGTCGCTATACGTAGCAACAAGATGTGAGATTCGCAAAATGCAAAAAATCGACCTCGGCAACAACGAATCCCTGGTGTGCGGCGTGTTCCCCAACCAGGATGGAACGTTCACTGCCATGACGTATACCAAAAGCAAAACATTTAAAACCGAAACTGGTGCGCGCCGATGGTTGGAGAAGCACACAGTAAGCTAACGATTAAAACGTCTACTCCTGCTGTTCCAGAATAACTTCATAAAATGGGAGTATTTTTCGGTGACGAGATAATAAGAACAGTTTGCGCTATCACTCTGATGTTGAATGATGCCCTTCCGTTCTAATTTTTTCATAACCGGGTTACGGCAAGGAGAAGTGATAATAAGATTTCCTGTTTTAAGGAAATCTTTAAATACAGCGATTTCTTTCTCAGATAAACGAAGCAATACTCGTTGCTCTGGTAGTAATGAATAATGCTTTTGAATATGTGCTCGCAATCTTGAGAAGGAAATGGCGACCACGAAAGAAAAGGCAAAAACGATAATCTGAAAGAGCCAAGGTATTTCAGTATAAGCATTGAATGCGACAGTAAACTCTTTCGGTATCAGCCAGAGAGTGAGACCAAAAATGATAATCGTATACATAAGTCTTTCGAGTGGCTCGTTAGCAAAAAGTTTCAACAATGGAGTAAATACATCCAACATATCAATAACTCTCAACTGTAAGGGTATTGAAATGTTAACACAAGCTCTCGCTGTAGGGGTATAGCCGAGACCACCGAAGCCCGGAGGTGGTGAAATAAAACCGGGCACAACACGAAGGCGCATTTCCGATATCCATAAAGAGTCGGTCTTGTCTGTTAAATTTAAATGGTGGGAGTGCGCCTCCGGTTGTAAATAACGACATTGCTGTGTGTAGTCCTGGCGGCATCAGTTTTTTTCTTGAAGTTCGGCTGATGTCCGCCCTTTTTAAAGTGAATTTTGTGATGCGGTGAATGCGGCTAAGCGCACGTGGCACAGTTAAAAGTCATGTTAGTCCTTATTGGTTTGGGTGGGAAAGCCGACTGTAATTGTTAACTGGTTGCAGTCACCTGGAGGCACCAGGCACCGCATCAACAAAGTTCATTTGTAAAAATGGAGATAATTATGATTGCACATCACTTCGGAACTGATGAAATACCACGTCAGTGTGTGACTCCTGGCGATTATGTTCTTCATGAAGGCCGGACATATATTGCCTCGGCAAACAATATTAAAAAGCGAAAACTATATATTCGTAACCTGACCACAAAAACATGCATTACTGACCGCATGATTAAAGTCTTCCTCGGTCGTGATGGTTTACCTGTAAAGGCGGAGTCATGGTGATGACTAAGAAAATAAAATGTGCTTACCACCTTTGCAAAAAAGACGTTGAAGAAAGCAAAGCTATTGAAAGAATGCTTCACTTCATGCACGGGATTTTATCAAAAGACGAACCGAGAAAATATTGCAGTGAAGCTTGTGCCGAAAAAGACCAGATGGCACATGAACTTTAATTAATTGACTATTCGAAACTGAATTTATGCCAGAAATGGCAGGTATTCGCTCAACCTTAATTAAGGAGAAAAACATGATTACCAATTATGAAGCCACTGTTGTAACTACCGATGACATTGTTCACGAGGTGAATCTGGAAGGAAAGCGCATTGGCTACGTAATTAAAACAGAAAATAAAGAAACCCCATTCACTGTGGTTGATATCGATGGTCCATCAGGCAACGTAAAAACACTTGATGAAGGTGTCAAAAAAATGTGCCTGGTGCATATCGGAAAGAATCTGCCCGCAGAAAAAAAAGCCGAATTTCTGGCAACTCTAATTGCAATGAAATTAAAAGGTGAAATCTGAAAGAAATAGCCTGCGTATGGCGCAGGCTATGAACAGTGTGTATCCGGCAAGATCATTCACTGAACAAAACGAATTTTAATCTGAGTTGAGGTTAAAAAACAATGAGCACAAAACCACTCTTCCTGTTACGGAAAGCGAAAAAATCATCCGGTGAACCTGACGTCGTCCTGTGGGCAAGCAACGATTTTGAATCGACCTGTGCCACTCTGGACTACCTGATCGTTAAGTCAGGTAAAAAACTGAGCAGCTATTTTAAAGCTGTTGCCACGAATTTTCCTGTCGTTAATGACCTGCCCGCTGAAGGTGAGATCGATTTTACCTGGAGTGAACGCTATCAACTCAGCAAAGACTCCATGACATGGGAACTAAAACCGGGAGCAGCACCAGACAACGCTCACTATCAAGGCAATACCAACGTCAACGGCGAAGACATGACTGAGATTGAGGAGAATATGCTACTCCCAATTTCTGGCCAGGAACTGCCCATTCGTTGGCTTGCTCAACACGGCAGCGAAAAACCGGTAACGCACGTTTCACGCGACGGACTCCAGGCATTACACATTGCTCGGGCTGAAGAACTACCGGCTGTTACTGCCCTGGCTGTTTCCCACAAAACCAGCCTGCTCGACCCGCTGGAAATTCGCGAACTCCACAAACTGGTTCGTGACACTGACAAAGTTTTCCCTAATCCTGGTAATTCAAACCTGGGACTGATAACTGCTTTTTTCGAAGCATACCTGAACGCTGACTACACCGATCGAGGACTGCTGACAAAAGAGTGGATGAAGGGTAATCGTGTTTCACACATCACTCGCACGGCTTCCGGTGCTAATGCTGGCGGCGGAAACCTCACCGATCGCGGCGAAGGTTTCGTACACGATCTGACGTCACTGGCGCGCGACGTAGCCACTGGCGTACTGGCCCGTTCAATGGATCTGGACATCTATAACCTTCATCCGGCACACGCTAAACGCATTGAGGAAATTATCGCTGAAAATAAACCGCCCTTTTCTGTTTTCCGCGACAAATTCATCACCATGCCTGGCGGGCTGGATTATTCCCGCGCCATCGTGGTTGCGTCCGTAAAAGAAGCACCAATTGGGATCGAGGTCATCCCCGCGCACGTCACTGAATATCTGAACAAAGTACTGACTGAAACCGATCATGCCAACCCTGATCCGGAAATCGTGGATATTGCCTGCGGTCGCTCCTCTGCCCCGATGCCGCAGCGAGTAACAGAAGAAGGAAAACAGGATGATGAAGAAAAACCGCAACCATCTGGAACAACGGCAGTTGAACAGGGAGAGGCTGAAACAATGGAACCGGACGCAACTGAACATCATCAGGACACGCAGCCGCTGGATGCTCAGTCACAGGTAAATTCTGTTGATGCGAAATATCAGGAACTGCGGGCAGAACTCCATGAAGCCCGGAAAAACATTCCATCAAAAAATCCTGTCGATGCCGATAAATTGCTTGCTGCATCACGTGGTGAATTTGTTGACGGAATTAGCGACCCGAACGATCCGAAATGGGTAAAGGGGATCCAGACTCGCGATTGTGTGTACCAGAACCAGCCAGAAACGGAAAAAACCAGCCCGGATATGAATCAACCTGAGCCAGTAGTGCAACAGGAACCGGAAATAGCCTGCAATGCCTGCGGCCAGACTGGCGGGGATAACTGCCCTGACTGTGGTGCGGTGATGGGCGACGCAACATACCAGGAAACATTCGATGAAGAGAGTCAGGTTGAAGCTAAGGAAAATGATCCGGAGGAAATGGAAGGCGCTGAACATCCGCACAATGAGAATGCTGGCAGCGATCCGCATCGCGATTGCAGTGATGAAACTGGCGAAGTCGCAGATCCCGTAATCGTAGAAGACATAGAGCCAGGTATTTATTACGGAATTTCGAATGAGAATTACCACGCGGGTCCCGGTGTCAGTAAGTCTCAGCTCGATGACATTGCTGATACTCCGGCACTATATTTGTGGCGTAAAAATGCCCCCGTGGACACCACAAAGACAAAAACGCTCGATTTAGGAACCGCTTTCCACTGCCGGGTACTTGAACCGGAGGAATTCAGTAACCGCTTTATCGTAGCACCTGAATTTAACCGCCGTACAAACGCCGGAAAAGAAGAAGAGAAAGCGTTTCTGATGGAATGCGCAAGCACAGGAAAAACGGTTATCACTGCGGAAGAAGGCCGGAAAATTGAACTCATGTATCAAAGCGTTATGGCTTTGCCGCTGGGGCAATGGCTTGTTGAAAGCGCCGGACACGCTGAATCATCAATTTACTGGGAAGATCCTGAAACAGGAATTTTGTGTCGGTGCCGTCCGGACAAAATTATCCCTGAATTTCACTGGATCATGGACGTGAAAACTACGGCGGATATTCAACGATTCAAAACCGCTTATTACGACTACCGCTATCACGTTCAGGATGCATTCTACAGTGACGGTTATGAAGCACAGTTTGGAGTGCAGCCAACTTTCGTTTTTCTGGTTGCCAGCACAACTATTGAATGCGGACGTTATCCGGTTGAAATTTTCATGATGGGCGAAGAAGCAAAACTGGCAGGTCAACAGGAATATCACCGCAATCTGCGAACCCTGTCTGACTGCCTGAATACCGATGAATGGCCAGCTATTAAGACATTATCACTGCCCCGCTGGGCTAAGGAATATGCAAATGACTAAGCAACCACCAATCGCAAAAACCGATCTGCAAAAAACTCAGGGAAACCGTGCACCAGCAGCAGTTAAAAATAGCGACGTGATTAGTTTTATTAACCAGCCATCAATGAAAGAGCAACTGGCAGCAGCTCTTCCACGCCATATGACGGCTGAACGTATGATCCGTATCGCCACCACAGAAATTCGTAAAGTTCCGGCGTTAGGAAACTGTGACACTATGAGTTTTGTCAGTGCGATCGTACAGTGTTCACAGCTCGGACTTGAGCCAGGTAGCGCCCTCGGTCATGCATATTTACTGCCTTTTGGTAATAAAAACGAAAAGAGCGGTAAAAAGAACGTTCAGCTAATCATTGGCTATCGCGGCATGATTGATCTGGCTCGCCGTTCTGGTCAAATCGCCAGCCTGTCAGCCCGTGTTGTCCGTGAAGGTGACGAGTTTAGCTTCGAATTTGGCCTTGATGAAAAGTTAATACACCGCCCGGGAGAAAACGAAGATGCCCCGGTTACCCACGTCTATGCTGTCGCAAGACTGAAAGACGGAGGTACTCAGTTTGAAGTTATGACGCGCAAACAGATTGAGCTGGTGCGCAGCCTGAGTAAAGCTGGTAATAACGGGCCGTGGGTAACTCACTGGGAAGAAATGGCAAAGAAAACGGCTATTCGTCGCCTGTTCAAATATCTGCCCGTATCAATTGAGATCCAGCGTGCAGTATCAATGGATGAAAAGGAACCACTGACAATCGATCCTGCAGATTCCTCTGTATTAACCGGGGAATACAGTGTAATCGATAATTCAGAGGAATAATTCAGCCTGGCGGTGTAATGCACCGCCAACTTGAAATATTTTTTATGAGAAAAATTATGAGATATGACAATGTTAAACCATGTCCATTTTGTGGTTGTCCATCAGTAACGGTGAAAGCCATTTCAGGATATTACCGAGCGAAGTGTAACGGATGCGAATCCCGAACCGGTTATGGTGGAGGTGAAAAAGAAGCACTCGAAAGATGGAATAAACGAACCACTGGAAATAATAATGGAGGTGTTCATGTATAAAATTACCGCCACTATTGAAAAGGAAGGTGGCACTCCTACTAACTGGACAAGATATTCAAAATCTAAACTAACGAAATCAGAATGCGAAAAAATGCTCTCAGGTAAAAAAGAAGCAGGCGTTTCCAGAGAGCAGAAAGTAAAACTGATAAATTTTAATTGCGAGAAACTTCAGTCCTCGAGAATTGCATTGTATTCAAATTAAAACTTCATAGCTTATTATTAATAATCAACATCGGGCGTCAATTTCAGTCTAACATTGGCGCCTGCCAGAGGTGATGCGATGGCACAAGTAATCTTTAATGAAGAGTGGATGGTTGAATACGGCCTGATGCTTCGCACTGGTCTGGGGGCCAGACAAATTGAAGCATACCGCCAGAACTGTTGGGTGGAGGGCTTCCACTTCAAACGAGTATCTCCTTTAGGTAAGCCAGACAGCAAACGAGGGATTATCTGGTACAACTATCCAAAGATAAATCAGTTTATCAAAGACTCATGATATGTCTAAATTACCAACAGGTGTCGAGATTAGAGGTAGATACATTCGCATCTGGTTCATGTTTCGAGGAAAACGATGTCGGGAAACATTAAAAGGCTGGGAGATTACAAACAGTAATATTAAAAAGGCCGGAAATTTAAGAGCGCTGATAGTTCATGAAATAAACTCCGGTGAATTTGAGTATTTAAGACGTTTTCCCCAGTCCAGCACTGGGGCAAAAATGGTGACAACGAGAGTCATAAAAACGTTCGGAGAGCTTTGTGATATCTGGACAAAAATTAAAGAGACAGAGTTAACAACATACACAATGAAGAAAACAAAATCACAATTAAAAACACTCAGAATAATAATTTGTGAAAGTACCCCGATATCACATATTCGTTATAGCGATATCTTAAACTACCGGAATGAACTGCTGCATGGAGAAACGCTTTACCTGGATAATCCAAGATCCAACAAAAAAGGAAGAACCGTGCGCACAGTTGATAACTATATCGCCCTGCTCTGTTCGCTGTTGCGTTTTGCGTATCAGTCGGGATTTATATCAACCAAACCATTTGAAGGAGTAAAAAAATTACAGCGAAACAGAATAAAGCCTGATCCGTTATCTAAAACAGAATTCAATGCATTAATGGAAAGTGAAAAAGGACAGAGCCAGAACTTGTGGAAATTTGCCGTTTACTCAGGACTTCGTCACGGGGAACTGGCAGCTCTGGCGTGGGAGGATGTGGATCTCGAAAAGGGAATAGTGAATGTCAGAAGAAACCTGACGATACTTGATATGTTCGGTCCCCCAAAAACAAATGCCGGGATCCGAACAGTAACACTACTGCAGCCTGCTCTTGAAGCACTGAAGGAGCAATACAAACTGACCGGGCATCATCGCAAAAGCGAAATCACCTTTTATCATCGGGAGTACGGCAGAACCGAAAAGCAAAAACTGCATTTTGTTTTCATGCCCAGGGTGTGTAACGGAAAACAAAAACCTTATTACTCGGTAAGCAGTTTGGGGGCAAGGTGGAATGCAGCAGTAAAACGTGCTGGTATTCGCCGCCGTAATCCGTACCATACGCGGCATACTTTTGCCTGCTGGCTGTTGACGGCAGGAGCGAACCCGGCATTTATAGCCAGCCAAATGGGGCATGAAACTGCGCAGATGGTGTATGAAATTTACGGTATGTGGATTGATGACATGAACGACGAACAGATAGCCATGTTGAATGCGCGGTTATCGTAGTTGCAAAGTTTGCCCCCAATTTGCCCCATTTAGTACCAGAGAACTGAAATAATGCAAGAAAATCAACAAATTACAAAGAAAGAACAATACAATCTGAACAAATTACAAAAACGTCTGCGTCGTAACGTGGGCGAAGCCATTGCTGACTTCAATATGATTGAAGAAGGCGATCGCATCATGGTTTGCCTCTCCGGGGGTAAAGACAGCTATACCATGCTGGAGATTCTGCGCAATTTGCAGCAAAGCGCGCCAATCAATTTTTCGCTGGTGGCTGTTAACCTCGATCAAAAGCAACCGGGCTTCCCGGAACACGTTCTGCCCGAGTATCTTGAAAAGCTGGGCGTTGAGTACAAGATTGTTGAAGAGAATACTTACGGTATCGTGAAAGAGAAGATTCCAGAGGGCAAAACCACTTGCTCACTGTGTTCTCGCCTTCGTCGCGGTATCCTTTATCGTACCGCAACGGAACTGGGGGCGACGAAGATCGCGTTGGGTCACCATCGTGACGATATCCTGCAAACGTTGTTCTTAAATATGTTCTACGGCGGTAAGATGAAAGGTATGCCTCCGAAACTGATGAGCGATGATGGCAAACATATCGTTATTCGTCCGCTGGCCTACTGCCGCGAGAAAGATATTCAGCGATTTGCCGATGCAAAAGCGTTCCCGATTATTCCGTGCAACCTGTGCGGTTCACAGCCTAACCTGCAACGTCAGGTGATTGCTGACATGTTGCGTGACTGGGATAAACGTTATCCAGGGCGTATCGAGACGATGTTCAGCGCGATGCAGAATGTGGTGCCGTCGCATCTGTGCGATACCAACCTGTTCGATTTCAAAGGCATCACCCACGGTTCTGAAGTGGTTAACGGGGGTGATCTGGCGTTTGATCGCGAAGAGATCCCACTACAACCGGCGTGCTGGCAGCCAGAAGAAGATGAAAATCAGTTGGATGAGTTACGGCTGAATGTGGTTGAAGTGAAATAACCAGGATAGCGCCCGATGCGCAAGCGTATCGGGCTACTCTTATGGAGGCCGGATAAGACGCGGCCAGCGTCGCATCCGGCAATCCCGAATAAGATGTTTACTCTTGCACCCGGCAATTCAACATTTCATTATTTTAATAACCGCACCCGGCACGTTTTTCCTTTAATCTTCCCGCCCTGTAACTGTTTCCATGCTTTATGAGCAACAGCCTGACGGACCGCGACATAGACATGCGCCGGATGCACGGCGATTTTGCCAATATCTGCGCCATCAAGCCCGATATCTCCTGTCAGTGCACCTAATACATCACCCGGGCGCATTTTGGCTTTTTTCCCGCCATCGATACACAACGTTGCCATTTCTGCTTCCAGCGTCGCAATGGAACTATTAGCTGGCGGCGTTTGCCAGTTAAGTTTTATCTGCAACATGTCAGAAATGATATTGGCCCGCTGTGCTTCTTCCGGAGCACAGAAACTGATCGCCAGACCGCTATTTCCTGCACGAGCTGTACGACCGATGCGATGTACATGAACTTCAGGGTCCCACGCCAGCTCAAAGTTCACCACCAGCTCAAGCGATTTAATATCCAGACCACGCGCAGCAACATCAGTCGCGACCAGTACACGGGCGCTACCGTTAGCAAAACGTACCAGGGTCTGATCGCGATCGCGTTGCTCCAAATCGCCGTGTAATGACAATGCACTTTGCCCTACTTCATTCAGCGCGTCGCAGACAGCCTGGCAATCTTTTTTGGTATTGCAAAACACCACGCAAGAGGATGGCTGATGCAAGCTTAATAACCGTTGCAACAGAGGAATTTTGCCTTTGCTGGATGTCTCATAAAATTGTTGTTCAATGGGTGGCAAAGCATCTGTTGAGTCAATTTCAATCGCCAAAGGATCGCGTTGCACTCGTCCGCTGATTGCAGCGATGGCTTCCGGCCAGGTTGCCGAAAACAGAAGCGTCTGTCGAGATGCAGGCGCAAAACGGATGACATCATCAATGGCATCGCTAAATCCCATATCCAGCATGCGGTCGGCCTCATCCATCACCAGCGTATTCAACGCATCCAGTGATACCGTGCCTTTTTGCAGGTGATCCAGCAAACGCCCCGGCGTTGCCACGATAATATGCGGCGCATGTTGCAACGAATCACGCTGCATACCGAACGGTTGACCACCGCACAACGTCAAAATTTTGGTATTTGGCAGAAAACGCGCCAGCCGACGCAATTCACCTGCCACCTGATCCGCCAGTTCACGCGTAGGACACAGCACTAAAGCCTGGGTTTGAAATAGCGACGCATCAATTTGCTGTAACAAGCCGAGGCCAAAAGCCGCCGTTTTGCCGCTGCCGGTTTTCGCCTGCACGCGAACATCTTTTCCGGCAAGGATCGCCGGAAGCGCGGCGGCCTGCACCGGCGTCATGGTTAAATAACCCAACTCATTAAGGTTCGTGAGTTGGGCGGGAGGCAAAACATTCAGGGTAGAAAAAGCGGTCACAATCTATTCTCGTGGTCATCGACGCAAAGTTAGCAGGCGCGTATCCTCGCAGATCTACGCTCACGATGCGACAATTTAATCGGTTCTTCATCGGGTGGTGGGTCAGGCATGGGTTGCGGGCGAGGGATCGGATCGGGCACTGGAACAGGATCGCCAGGAATCGGTTCAGGGACAGGAATTTGCAAATAAATAAGTGTCGTCATATTTCCCTCTGGTCATTGGGTGGACTCTTAAAGGGTAGACGCTGATAAATAACAGGCAAAAAAAAGCCGACTCATCAAAGTCGGCGTCGTACGAATCAATTGTGCTATGCAGTAATTCAAAAAAGGAAGTAAGACAATATGGAGCGCAACGCCCATCGCTTGACGTTGCATTCACCTGCAAGAGAGATATTGCCCTGAATGGGTAGAGAGTTTATTGACTTCGCTCAAACTTTGCGGCGTTTTTGTATACAGACAGCCGGAAAAATTGCTTTTGTTACAACCATTTACTACGATGCAACCATAAAGCAACACCACCAATAAGAACAACTAACAGAATACAAAAAATTGAAAATCCGAATTGCCACCCGCCGCCAGGGATCCCACCAAGGTTGACGCCAAATAACCCGGTCAGAAAGGTACTGGGTAAAAAGACCATTGCCATCAACGACATTGTATAGGTACGACGAGCTAAATTTTCCTGCATCACCTGAGCGATTTCATCCGCCATCACGCCAGTCCGTGCTATACAGGCGTCGATTTCGTCAAGGCCGCGCCCAAGGCGATCGGCAATATCCTGCATCCGACGGCGTTGGTCATCGCTCATCCACGGCAAACGTTCACTGGCAAGACGAGCATAAACATCACGTTGCGGTGCCATATAGCGACGCATCACAATTAATTGTTTGCGCAGCAGAGCCAGGAATCCACGCGGTGGAATTTGCTGATCAAGGAGATTATCTTCAAGGTCGATAATTTTATCGTGCAGCTGCTCGATAAATTCACTGGAATGATCGGTCAACGCATCGCACACATCCACCAGCCATCCCCCGCAATCGGTCGGACCCGTGCCCTCTTCCAGATCGCTCACCACATCGTCCAGCGCCAGCACTTTGCGTTGTCGGGTCGAAACAATTAACCGCCCGTCCATATATACACGCATGGCGACCAGTTGATCGGGGCGTTCATCGGTGCTGCCGTTTATACAGCGCAATGTAATCAGCGTGCCTTCACCGAGACGGCTGACTCGGGGACGCGTGCTCTCGCCCGCCAGCGCATCACGTACGTTATTGGGAAGCAGCGGTGTTGTCGCCAGCCATTGGGCGCTATCATGGTGTACATAATTAAGGTGGAGCCAACAGGGATGCGCTTCATCAATCACATCTGTATTTTCCAGCGGTTTAACGCCGCCTCTACCATCCAGCATCCAGGCAAATACTGCATCCGGGACATTAACGTCCGATCCCTTAATCGCTTCCACAGTGCCTCCATCATCAACGCATTATTTTGTAGTCTAGCCTTCTGGCCCTGTTACGCAACATCTCATCACCCCATTACCCTGAAATGATTAATAAAATTCTGTCTAAATTGAATACAAAAAGCAAAATGCTTATCCGTATACAAACCGTGTGAAGTGTTAAATAGCGTCTATCATTATCAGAATTATCTGATCATATGACGTGGCTTTTTTGCGATCGGATAGCAACAAAAATTGATAAAAATAACGGGATCTCAATGATTACGCACAACTTCAATACCCTGGACTTACTCACCAGTCCTGTCTGGAATGGTTAATGTTAAATATTATCTCTTTAAAAACAGTGTGTTATGTATGATTTAGTTTTGTTTTTTAAAATTTGGTCACTATTTGGTACACAAAAAGAAACGAGGCGTGAGCCTCGTTTCGCGCGGCGATGTTCTTCGCACATCACCTCTTATTTTTCGCTTCCAGTCAACTTGCTGACAAGCGCTTCAAGTTTTGCGATACGCTCATCCATTGCGGCAATGTTATCTCGCAGGCTGGCGTTTTCCTCTTCAAGTTCGGTGACGCGGTTATCTGTTTCGCGTGCCACCTGGACAAGTAAACCAGTGACTGCTGCGTAGTCAACGCTAAGGAAACGGGTTTCTTCTCGCAGTTCATGACCGCTTTGTGTCGGGCCTGCCAGTTCTTCACCGTACTTTGTGAACGACCCTATTGCTTCCGGTATTGCCTCCATGACCTCCTGAGCGATAACGCCAGCGTAAGGCAGGCCGTTTTCTTTAAGCGTGTAGGTGTACCCGTTCATTTTACGGATGGCTTCAGTGGCGTCACTGATAATCTTGATGTTATCCTTCAGATCCCTGTCAGATGATTGGGATAATGACACGCATTCTATCTTCCCGTTGACTGATAAAACCATGCTTTTATCAGCATTTTTCTGCGCGTAAAATAAATAGCCTGTATCTAAACTTACCTCAAAAACAGACAAGCGATCAGATCTATTACCCCATGATTGAATAGACGTCGTTTCATCTGCTGTTCCAGCGCTATTTATTTCTAAACTACTGCCTGTCCCAAGAATACTCATTCTTGATGCTTTGAGTTTTGGAACCTCTATTTCATTTTTTTGATAGTCGTAGTTTATTACATATTCACCATTATACCCATTGCCACTTTTCTGAATGCGCCAGTTACCATCATCAAAATTTAAGCTGTAATAAGGTGATCCGTTTGGGCGATCCTCTTCAACGAATAAGATTGTTGGTGTGTTGCTTTTAATAATAAGTGGATTAGTGCCGTTTGATCTGAAAATGGCTGTATCTACTAAAATCTGCCCCATTGTATTAAAGCATAAATATTTATAACCTTCGTTAGCTCCATTTACAGAAAGCGTTACTTGTGTTGGTTTATCTTGTTGGTGTTCTACATAAAATAAACCTTCTGCACGCTTAGTACCATCAGATCCCAGAAGTATGGAACTTTGTATACCACCAGATACCAAGCCAGATGATTCATCTGTTGAGCGTGATAGATTCACATCCCTGAATTGAGGACTGTCACCTACACCCACCCCTAGATTGTTCCTAGCAGTTAAAGCATCAAGCGCACCAGTACCGCCCTGAGCTATTGCTAATGGACTCCATTGACTAACAGCATCATCCCAAACACCCCAAGATAGAGTATTCCCATCACCTCCATCCAACAGAACAAATTTTTGCTTCCCTCCTGCGGCCCATAAAGCTGATTCGTCAGAACCCTGGGCCAATCTGCTTACCTCATCTTTTCTTGCGTGTCGTGTCCATACTTTCGTACCATCTGTTGGGTTATATCTGTATGTGTACAGTGAAAGGCTAATTGTACCAACGAAACAGCCGTTAATAACGGCATTGTCACCACGCGCAAGCCAACCAACCAAGTAAATTTCGCCAGATGCGATTGACGGAAAGTTACGTGATTCAGCTTCTACAGCACGGCAAAAACCTATATAACCAGTAGGATCGTTGCAATCAGGCCAGTCGCGGTGATCTGCACCAAGCCCGATCTTGTCTGCTATATGGTTCTGACTCCATTCAAGCGCTTCCGCTACTTCTGTTTCTTTACTCTGATAGTAGCGCAACGTTTCAGCTACGTCCTGGGCAAGCCCATCAACTGAGATCGAATCAGAAAGCAGAATACTAAATTTTGTTCCCGCAGGGATTGCAGGGTTAGCCGCTGGCGTAACTGACAGTTCAGTACCGTTTTTGATTTCCGTAATGGTAAAGATCTGCACCGGATTGCCGATGGCAATGAGCGTGCAACCTACACGGATGAGAGAAAGCGGCGCGGAAAAATCTGTTCCCGTACCTGTAACGGTGTTGCCATTGATGGCAATTGTTCCAGTTGTGTAAATCATCGCAATGACTCCATTATGTTAATTAACCATACTATTTTAACGCCTTATCATTACGCAGACGAATATGTGTTTACTATATGTATAAACCCCGCCGTAGCGGGGTTAGTATTAGTCGTGTGATTCTTCCCATTTCGACCATGTGCCGTTACTGCGACCTATAAACATGGTCGGACAACTTAACGTAATCCCAGTGTTGTTACCTGTTGACCACGGAGTGTAGATCTCGATAACAACATCGACAATCTGATTTGTTACACCATCCATACCGAAACAGAACATGCCGTTTGAGTTTTCGTTACCGTATTTCTTACCAACCAATACCTGAGAACCAGCTATCCAGGCATTGATCTGTGATGTGTTGGTAGCCCCTGATAACCTTGCCTGGAACATAACGTTTTTATAAGTCTCTTCGGATGTTGAGTCCACATAGCGATAACAGAAACGCGCTACACGCTGGCTTGAGTTATAGACAGTGCTGGAATCAGGGAAAGTGTGAATAGCCACAATATCACCGACAAATTTGTTAGCCTGTACAGTCCCTTTAAACGTCCCGCTTGTGGCCTGAATCTCACCAGTAAATTTACCGTTTGTGGCGTATACCGTACCCCTTACTGTTACCTGGTTAAATACTGCGTTACCGTCTTTATTTATCGCCCATCCTGTACCGTTTTCCCAGCTGTAATTAACTGACTGTATTAGATCAGCTATTTTGGCGGAGTTGATAGTGCCGTCCTTAATAAACGCTTCTCTTACATACATTGCGCCATTGGTGACATAGAAAGGCGTTGTATATGTGCCGTTTGCTGCGGTCATTAACACGAAACGGTCAACAAGGAAAATACACTGCGACTGAAAGTTAGTGCCGTCACCAGTGAGGCCAAGCGACATACCTGTTGCGTATTTCATTCCGTTGTTGTCGGTCGCCAGCTTGATAGAGTACGACGCATCAACATTACCTTTGAAGTCGGTTAACGCTTTCGATGTCGTCTCTATCGCCGTTTTGTTCCCGTTAACTGTTACTGTCAACTGATCAATTTTGCTTGATAATGCCTCGTCAGCCGTTGCCATTGCCTGCGACCATTCTGTAATACTTGAGTTTACAGATTCGAAAGACGCAGAGATCTGGCTAAATTTTTCTGCGCTTGATGCTTCATGCGTAGAAAGTGCCGTTGACGCCTCTGATACCTTAGAATTAATCGTACTGGTAAGCGATGAGTTAAGACTACTTATTGCGTCAGTACGGGCCTTCGTTTCGTCTGCAATCGCCTTATCCATCCTGGTTACGTTGCTTGTCACCTTGCCATCAAGCGTGGAAATTGAGGCATTCACACCGCTGATGGCCTCGCTGCGGGCGCTCGTTTCGTCTGCAATCGCTCTATCAAGGCGGCTAACGCTTGCTTCTGTCTTCTTATCAAGTTCGGTTATCGATGCGTTTACAGAGCTAATGGCTTCTGCAGTGGCTTTTTTCTCCTCTGCTACAACATTGTCAATACGGTCAATTTGCGCGTTGGTTTCTCTGCGACCTTTCTTATATTGGGCAGTAAGAGTAACCCGCGTGTTGGTCTGAGCGATAGAGTTGTTGATAAGTGCGATTGAGGCGTTTTGCAGACTTGCTTTAGTCTGATTTATTTCGTCGCTGTTTTTGTCAACATCTTTTTCAACTATACCAAGTTCAGCGCTGATGCCTGATATTGCCTGCGCCCTGGCGCTTGATTCGTCGGCGATGGCTTGATCAAGGCGCTTAACACTGGAGTTTGTGCTATTTTCAAGCGTCGTTAAATTAGCTTTAACCTCTGTTACTGCGTCGCTTCTTGCCTGCGTTTCATCTGATATTGCTTTATCAAGACGGGAAACGCTCGCGTCAGTTTTGCTTTCAAGATTGCTTATTGAGGCGTTAACGTCGCTAATGGCCTGGGTGCGGGCACTGGTTTCATCTGCAACCGCTTGATCCAGTCTGCTTACTTCTGATTCTGTATTGTTTTCAAGTGTGCTAATACTTGCATTCACGCTACTGATCGCGTCGGTGCGTGCTTTCGTTTCGTCTGCAATCGCTTTATCAATGCGGTTAATATTGCTTGTAACTTTGCCATCAAGCGTGGAAATTGAGGCATTCACGCCGCTGATGGCTTCAGTTCTTGCACTGGTTTCATCTGCAATTGCCTGATCCAAGCGTTTAACGCTGGCGTCAGTTTTCTTGTCTAGCGTTGAGATACTTGCATTTACGTCGCTGATGGCTTGAGTCCGTGCGCTCGTCTCGTCAGCGATCGCTTGATCAATGCGGTTAACGCTGGAGTCAGTTTTCTTATCAAGATTGCTTATTGAGGCATTTACACCGTTAATAGCTTCAGCGCGGGCGCTGGCCTCGTCAGCTACTGCGCGCTGCACGTTAGAAATCTGACCTTTAAGGTTAGAATCCATCGTGTTCATTTCTGCCGTGATGGTTTCCAGTGATTCCGCTGTCGCTTTTTTCTCTTCAGCGATAACGTTGTCAATGCGGTCAATTTGCGCTTTGGTCTCTGCCCTGCCTTTATTGTACTGAGCGGTAAGAGTTACGCGCGTGTTTGTCTGTGCAAGTGAGTTATTAATAAGAGCAAGTGACGCGTTTTGCAGGCTTGCTTTTGCTTGCGCCAGTTCGCTGCCAACTTTTTCGCTGGACACTTCTAATGAGTCAATTCTTGACTCATGCTGACCAATATCATCGGCGTTTTCCTTAACTTTTTTATAAAGATCTTCTGTTTCTTTTTTTAGCGTATCGGTATCAGCTTTTATTGATCCTGTTTCTGTGATCAGGTTGTCAGTGTCAGTTCTTAAATCTTCGGTTATGTTGGTCAGGTTGTCGGTTTCAGTTCTTAAATCGTCAGTTATGTTTGTCAGATTATCAGTTGCAGTTTTGAGGTTGCCGGTCGCTGTTTTTAGTTCATTTGTAGCATTTTCAATAACATCTGTGCGGTCGCCAAGATCTTTAATGTCGCCAATCATGTCCTTAAACTGTTCTGACCCCATAACATCCTTCGTCACGTAGTCGCTGATTTCATCGAAGTTTTCAGTTGGTTTTCCTGATGCCTCAACGAAATCTGACACACCAAAAGCGTTACGTGTGCGGACATAAACGTAATAGGTATGGCCCGTGTTCATGCCGCCAAAAGTCCATTGGTAGCCACGCCCGGTGAACTGCGCTAATGTGGTTACTTTTGATGGGTCTGTGATCTGATTTTCACCTGAGAAATAGAACTCATATGCTGTATCAGTGGTCATGGTTGTTTTGCTGATCGGGTATACTGTTGCCTGGAAAACACCAGGAACCCAATTAACGCCGACAGGGGCCAATGGTACACCAATAACCAGGTCCACAATACTTTCCGCACCCTTCATGCCAGTGTCATTACGCCCGCGAATACCAAGCGTGTAACTGCCAGCGTCGAGGCCATAAAATTCATAGCGGTAATTCGTGGTTTCATAAGTTTCCACCACGCGGCCTTCGGCGTTATATACGCGGATCTCAAAGGTCAGGCGATGCGTTGTCGTCTGTGTTTCCCATGTCGCGCGGCATTGAACTGTCTCAGAACCAACATTTAACACCTTCAGGTTTTCAATGTTAGGCACGCGGAAGTGATTAAGGGTGTCGTTGTTTACCTCGAAGATCGCGCCTTCATCAACTACGGCCTGTTTGTGCGGATCATGCTGCGCAGCCTCGATGGTGTACACGCTGTTATTTTCTGTTTCTGCTACGCTGATGATTCGACACAATACGGGTTTTGCCGCGTTGGTTGATACAGCGAAAACAGTCCCGTTGCGAATCCATGACGGGGCGGATGCAAGGGTGATTTTGTTTCCGTTAACCCCAGTGATCTGGTGTTTTTTAAACTTGCCATCACTATCAAGCAGGCTAATGGTGTCACCTGGGGCGATGTATTCAGAATCAACCTTATCGACAGTGATAACCCTGCCAGTGTTTGACACGATACGACCGCCTAAACGTGCGCCAGCGCGGTTATTGTCGAGTATCTCGATAATATCCCCGGGGGTGAAGTGAATTGCGTCACGGGCCATTTTAAACGTGAATTTTGACGGTTCGCGTTTTGCTGTTTCTATCAGCCATTTGCCAGCGCGGTACGCCTGACCGCGTGACGTGCAACCGAACGCCTCCAACGTGGTTTCGTTATAACCATCGCGGGCGATCAATTCATCATCTGCCACGTATTCTTTTGATTGCTCCCAGCCGTTTTCCGGGTCAGTCCATGATACGATCACGGCGTTGTAACACTCTGCAAGCGGAAGACTTGAGCGAGTAAACACACCATCAACGACGTTTGCGTTTGTGATGGTGGCAATTGGATCCTGTGGCGCATCAATCATCACGGTAAGGCGTTGCCCATCCCATAACGCGATACCACGGAACATGCCAGCAATATTATCCAGCAAGTCGCGTGCGCTCATTTGCTCCGTGATGTAAGCATTAAGCGTCATGCGAGGTTCAAAGCCGCCGTAACCGTCGCTAACCAACTGGTCACAGTATTGAGAAAGCGTATACAATGCGCCGTCATCAACGTCAATGTAACCAGCGTGACGGGCAAGCCCGAAACGTTCATTTTTAACCAGATACCGGAAAAGCCACGCAGGGTTATTGGTGTACGCTTTTTTAAATCCACCAAGCCATAAACCGGAATACGTGCGCGTTTCAGGGTTATAGTTGTCCGGCACATCAACAATCAGCCCGCGAAGGTGATAGTTACGGGTAGGCGTATCAGTATACTGATCATGGTCAATTACGGCGCCAGCTACAGCGGTGTGAGGGTAAGACAGATTATCGTCTATGATTTCGCTGTAGCTACTCCATCGCGTATCATTCTGCAATAGATCGCTGTTGCTATCTGCTGTTATGCGGCGCACGCGAATATCAAACGGTTTTTCATTGGGTGCATCTATGATATGAGCTTCAAGATACTCACCACTCTGTTTACCTGGTCCGATGGTAATGATTTTAATTTGCGACCACGTAGAAGATGATGACGGTTTAACATCAACCATCAACATAACGGATGTATTATATTGATTGCCCTTATCATCTGACTGAACCAGAGAATCAACGCCAAGATTCAGCCTTACGCGGTTAACGTTTGGATCTGAAACAGTCCTGATTATTGGTGTATCGTGAGTTACCTTTGCGTTAACAATAACGGTTGATTCGATAGCATTAAAACCATTAATCGGCGACTGGTCAGCCGTGCCGTTGCGCCAGGCTATACTAATCCCCGGGATTGATGTGTTTCCGTTTGCGTCAGTGATAGGCGTGTCATTAAGCATTACGTTGTTTAATGGCGCATTCTGGTTTACCGGACCGTATATCGGCCCCTCGCTGAGAATGTCTAAAACACGATAAAACTGTTTATGATACAGGTTATCGTTTAATAATGTTGGTGTTTTGGCTTTGCCGCCGCCGCTACTCATGGCTTTTCTCCTGTTAACTTACAACGTCTAGGGCGTCTTTGTTGTTACTTGTGTCTATGCCTAACGATCCGACGTTTGAACCTATTTTCATTTCACCCAACAGGATCGGCACTGGTCTACCCTGGCCCACTTTGTTTTCAACGCTGGTGTATGTGTTGTTAGATATGGTGTTATCTTGTGCACTTTCTGCTGATGTTTTTATCTTCATGTTGCGAGACATAAAGATCGAGAACGCAACGCTAACAACCGAAACACCGATCAAAATCCAGCCTACAACGCCAATTCCTGCAATACCGCCTTCCACCACTGGCGCAACAATGACGGTAGTCCCGTCAGGGTATTTACTATTAACCGCTGCTGGCGCGGTCTTTTCGTCATAATCTTTTCCGGCAATCCGCAAGCGCAATGGGGTACTTAAAAACGCCTTTTTGAACTCATGATTCTGCGCAACCAGCAAGCCAAGTCCCTGCGCTGGCGTGTCAACGTTTAAACACACCTTGCCGTAATATCTTCGAAGATTGCCCGTAAATCTAAATTTGAGCATTTGTCAGATCTCCATATTGAATTAGTCTGCCTAACATAAGCTGGCCGCATTTGCTCGCGGCGGCTTAACAGTCCGGCATTGTCATGATGCAAAACAGTGTTGTCGCCCAGGTAAATCATCGCGTGACATGGGTCAGCGCCTTTAAACGGCTGGCGGATAATCACGTCACCGGGCTGAATGCTTTGCGCGTCAACCATGTAAAAACCGTTCAATGGCAGGTTTTTTATGTACAGGTTTTCCCCACGCAGCCACCACCCATCGTGGCGCTCAAAGTCCGGCAGATCCACGCCGCAAAGGTGATAGGCGTCACGGAAAAGCGAGTAACAATCCGTTTTCCCGTGCTCAAATTTACGGCCTAACAGGTGCGCCACCGGGCGGAATTTTCTCACCCTGCCACCGGAACACAAAAACCACGGCAGGCCGGAAATAACCTGCTGTTGTCGATCCCGTGCTGACAATACCAATGAATCATTAGTATGTGAGTGGAAAACGGCTGTTATAACGCCTAATTCGTCAGCTTTGATATAATCGTCAGGCGAGATTTTAAAGCTGTTGTGCGGCGCTTCAGATACGTTTAAGCATGGGTAAAAATAATCGTTATCTATCACCAGCCCGCACACCTCCTCTTCTGGGTGGGCTGCTGCATAGCGAATCATTTTATCTTCAAGCGTCATAATCAACCCACCTTGCTCGATCCAGGGAAACATGAAATTGGTAACGGATTCGGGCGCGGGAAACGCAAACGGCAACCGCTTAGGCGGTGGCTGCATTTGTCCATCTTTGGATCGCTGGTCGATTCGTCTTTATCAGTAGCTACAGGGCCGCCACTATATCCGCAACCGTCTCCGCGATACTGCCATTGGCAAACGTCAGCGAGAATTGTGCGCCCAGGGATAACAGCTTTATCAGCATCAATTGGCGTTGATAGTTCATATTGCACCTGGTCGGCTGTTTCTTCGCTCATCGCCTCAACGACGTAAAAAGATACAGCCTCAATAGATGGATCTGCATCTGGGTTGCCGTTGGGGAAGTTGATAGCGTCAAGGTATTTTACTTCCACCTGGCGGCGCGTAACCTTCATTCCTCGAAGGTCGTTAAAATCGTTATTCATCCCAGTGATTAGCCCGCCAATGTTAGCTACTACCATTTGTGGGCGTGAGTAAACGCCTTCGTTTTTCATTTCGAAGCCAGTTACCTCGATTGGGTAGCTGTTGTAAGCCACTCCCTTCCAGATAACCGGGCCGTAATAGCCATTCGCGCCGGAATGGAAGCGGATAACCTCGCCACCCAGGGGCGTGAGGTCCAATTCAAACAAGTCAATTACCGCGCCGACTCCGGAATCCACGGAATCAATAATCATTTCTGTAGGTATGCTGCGCATTTTATCACCTTGTCATTTTGTGATCGCCGTCACGCTAAATCATACCAAAACGGTTGATAGCGCTTTTTACAATATGTATATTGTACTCAAAAGAAAGCAGGGTTAACAAAATGGCGCGGAGGTGTGAGATGGTTGATAAGGTGTGGAGATTGAAGGTATTCCTAGCGGATGGCAGGGAAATGACTGTAGCTCTGTATAAGGATGAAGGCGAGGCACTTACTGACGCGCTTTTACTTGCTGAGGATGACCGCGTTTTGGGGTACAGGATAGAACCTGTCAAATGAGAGGTTAACAAAAATGCAAAAATATAGTTTAGAAATTTGGACTGATAAATGTGAATGGGAACGCATGGGCCTATTTGACACATATGCTGCGGCGCGTGATGAAGGTCGCGAATTACTTCGCTGTTGGTCTAACGCTCGTGATTTTGATATTACTCCGGTCCAAGTACCTGATATGGTGGAAGAGATGAACCCTAAAGATATTGATGTTAGCTTCAATGTTAATTTTGCGGATTCTATGGATCAGTCTTGCCCTGGTGAAATACACGCAAAAGGTTTTCCGGTTGACGTTCCAGAAGCAAAACGCGAATACGAAAAAGCGGCAAAAGATTTCTGTATCGATAATTTGTCTGCGTTCGATAAATAAGGCGGCAATATGGCGCGGCGCAATCACGGCGATTATGTGTACACGTTGAAACAGGCCGCTCGCATCATCGGTTATCATGAGCACGAATTTATTGATTTGCTGATTGAGCGCGGGATACTGTACCAGGTCTGTTTAACGCTGTACCCGAAAGCTAAGTACCTACAAGAAAAGTTATTCATCATTATGACGGATGAAAACCAGGTCAACCATTCATTCGTCACTGATAAGGGCGTTAATTACCTGCGTGATAACTTATAGGTGACAGATTATGAAAATAGAAGTTTTGGCGCTAATAATAATGGGACTGATAGTATTTGGCGTTCATGCTGCCGATTGGGACTGGGCGGCGATAGCCAATAATATGGCGCACGCTCACCCAATGAGTTTGATGTACATTCACTACTGACAAGAAAACCCCGCGCGAAGCGGGGTTGTTATTATACGCCATCAACCAAAAATAAAACCTCCTTGCCTTCTCTGGATCTGCACCCCACATACCCGTCACCAACATCATGAAGATACCATGTATCGCCATTGTCAGCCTTTACAGTAAGGTCGTTGATCTCATAGTCGTCAAATAATGTAAATGCGTCAGTTTTGTCAACTACACAAGTCCCGTACATATTAACCCCCACTAGCTGACAACTTGCTCAAATGTTGCGTTTAGCGTGTATACAGGCCCGTCTTTTGTCATACTCCAGCTACGGCAAACAAAAAGCCTTTGCACGCCATCCATAGACGGCGACCAGTAAAAAGCCTCGACAGCGCCGCGCGCCCTCAAGAATGCTTCTGCCTGGATCGCCACGTTCCCACCATCACCGCATCCTGCGCTACTGCCTTTAAAAACCAGGGTGTAGCTATCAAGCAACGTGTTAATCCCTTTCGCCTGGCGCTGTTCATAACCATCACCAAGTTTAACGACCGACACATTTGGTTCCCTGGTCACGCTGTAGCTTCTTTGTGGCGTCCATCTGAAAACTTCCGGCATGATTCCCCCTATAAGTTACATATTGCATACATCTTTACGCGCTTCTACGCGAAAAATGAGAACTTCGTCACAAGAATTATACCCAGTTTACAAAATGGCTTCACACAGGACATAACAAGATGTATATAGAAAGCAAGAAGAGAAAGAAGTACCAACAAAGGGGGGGCATCATGAAACGCTATGTAGTGGTAATGCTAAACAAAGCATTCGAACAGGTGGAAGTGGCGATTGTAAAAGGCTTTGATGACGCATTCAAATACGGTCAATTCATGATGAACGCAAAAGAAGATGAATACCGTGATTTCTTCCTGAAAGTGGTCAACTAATGGATTGCGTGGGGTGAGTTATGAAATTGGTAATGATTGACAAAAATCTTAAAGCACAGAAAAACGCACCTGGACACGTAATCAAAAAAGCAAAAGCACTTCTGAACGCGTTTTTAAACAAGGATGTTGCACCCAAAAAATTAAAGGACGGCTACGGCTACGCCTTCCGCGCCAATTTAGATTGGCGTGTTTATAGCCAGGACTTGAAAGCATGGGTAATCGTCGAGCATCACAAATTTAATGAATTGTCAGGGGTGCGCGGATGTCACAAGTAATTAACTGGAATGATTATTTTATATACAGTGACGGCGCTATATTATGGAAGCCAAGAAATGGCGTTTCCAAAACCTGGAATTCAAGATATGCGGGAAAGCGAGCCGGGTGCCTTCATAAACGAAGTGGGTATATACATGTAGGGTTTAACAGGAGGATATACCAAGAGCATAGAATTATATGGGAAATGCACAACGGACCAATCCCGGAAGGAATGGAAATAGATCATATCGATCACAATAAGGTAAACAACCATATAGAAAATTTGCGGCTAGTTACCTGCCAAGACAATAACCACAACAGAAGTCGCAACCATAATAATAAATCCGGCTGTGCTGGTGTTTATTGGCTTGAAAGATTGCGTAAATGGTGCGCAGTTATCAGAATCAACGGAAAATTAAAACATTTAGGGGTATTCAAAAGCAAAGATGATGCAATCAAGGCAAGGCAAGAATCCGAAATTAAATACGGTTTTCATCCAAATCACGGTAAATAGGGTGGCACATAAATGAGGTGGCGCGAATTGCACAGTTACGGGATCCGGTTCTCCCTGGTTGTTCTGAAAGACTGGTTTAATCGAATGGTGGCAAACGATGAGTTAATCCCGTTTGCTGATGGCGAACCATACAAGCGCGATGGTGTGAGATATGGAAGATGATGAATTTACGTGGCGTGAGATTTGGAACATCTGGCAGGTGATGTTTGCTCGCAGCTATATAGCAAGAAACGGAAGATTGTGATTTGCGGAGGAAAAATAAAATGAAAAATCCGGCAAATAAAAGCAACGTAAAACGCATAGCATGGGTGCTAAAATATATGGATAGTAAAGGGGATACATATACATGCCCATTTTTCAGGTATACTGACGCGGTATTTGCCAGAAGCGTACACGGTGGAAAAATTGAAAGAGGATATACAAGTTTTGAGAACAACTAAAAATAGCCCCGGCATTGTACCGGGGTTTTGTTTATTTGCGGCGAGGTTGCAACATTCCGCCCGGTCGTTGCGATTCCCTTGCCATCATTTTCATCGCTACACGTTCCATTGTCTGCTCAAGTCTGCGACTGTCCTCGTCGCTAAACCCGTTTGTGGTCTGAACAGTGATGTTAACAGGCATATTAATGCCGCCACCACTGAAAAGATCGCGGCCAGGAATAACCCTGCCATTTTCCCCAGGGATCATATACTGACGCCCGTTGCTCGTCTGGAATAGCTCAGGTATTCCGTGTTCCCCTACGCGATACAGACTACCACCATTCACAGAACCACCATTATAACGCCCGCCGCCAAAAATTGACGTTGCCAGCGACATGATCGCAGAAAGCGCCGCAGCACCAGCCATAGCCCAACTACCGCCAGTTGATGCAGCCGTAGCCGCCGCTGCCGGGGCCGCCGCTGCCGCGATCTCACCCTGGGCAGCCACAGCGCCAGCCGCAGTGCTTGCCTGGGTAGCCTTGCTTTGCGTTTCCATCATTAACTGATCTGCTATCCAGTTAGCGGCTATTTCTGAGAGTTTGTTGCCAACGGTGTTAAGTATGCTGCTTCCCAGGTTGGCGAAAACCTCGCTTAATGATTGAGTGCCGTTTAGCAGGCCGGTAAGAGCATTACCCATGCCACCTTTGAGGCCGCTAACACAAGCACCGATCAGGCTGTTTGTGTCGCTTTGCGCCTGCCACTGCTCCCACTTCAGATCGCGGATCTGTTGTTCATATTCTAACTGCGCCTGTCTCTGTTGCGCCTCTGTAGCGCCCAGGTCTAATAACATTTGCTTTCTTACTGCCCATTCATTCTGCGCCTGTTTGATTGGGTCAATTTCGCCCTTAAGCTGATCCATCGGGCTTACTATGTGCGCCCATTTGTCCTGCAATTCTTCTACCGGGATTTGTGCCAATTCGTCCTTCAGTTCCTTGCCTATCCCCTTTTGCGCTGCCTTGTACTCAAGGAGGGTTATTTTGCCCTGAGCAAACGCAGCGTCAATGGCCTTGCCGTTCTCCAGTGCTTTACGCATAGCGGCGGCGTCTTTGTTGTACTGGTCGGAGACACTTACACCTTCATCACCAAGCCGATCAGCTTCAGATTTCTTGTCTTTTTTGCCTTTTTTCGGTTTTCCTGGCTTATCTACTGGCGGCTCGAATCCGGTGATCTTGCCGTCGTTAGCGGTGTCGGTTCCTTTGTTTTCTTTTGTTTGGTTAAGTACGGCCTGCCAATCATCCCAAAATTGCATTCCCTTACCAAGTCTTTTACCGTATTTCTTCTCATAATTGGTGTTATATTCTTCTGTTTGCTTTCCTACAATCTCCTTCATCCATTTGTAGCCATCCATTAGCGCCTTGATTGGCGTTACCATTCTAATGATTTCTTCCGCCACCTCGCCAGCCTTAACAGCCACGTCGTCAAACATGTCTATGAACTCACTGCCAGCCGTTTTTAGTGTATTGAAACATGTTGCGGCGAATTTTGCGCCTTTACCTAATCCCTCAACGCCACCAGTGATTAAGTCTATTGCCGACACAACGCCATCTGATATGCCGAAAAGATCGTCTAACTGTTCGACAAGTCCCATCACCTCAACTTTAAGCTCATTGATAGCCTTGCCGGACGTGCGCGGCAACTGTGCAAACTTCTCGTTTGTTTCCTGTGTAGCTGCCTGAATCGCGTTAACCATCCTTTCAGCCGTGATCTTGCCGTCCAGCATTTCGGCGCGGAACTGGCCCATTGACAACCCCATATGGCGGGCCATTGTCTGTACGATGGTCGGCGTGTTCTCTAACAGGCTGTTAAACTCTTCAGCACGCAGCACGCCGCCGTCTATAGACTGGCGGAACTGGCGCATAGAATTAGACATCTGTTCCGCTGACGCGCCTCCTAACGCACCCATCTTCTGAATAGTGCCAACCAGGTTGAGCAATTGGCCTTCCGTAGCGGAAGTGTTCTTTAGTGAAATAGCCAGGCCCTGCCACAATTCGCCAGTGTCTTTAAGGCTTTGCCCGGTTTCCTTTGATATTTTTTTCAGGCCGTCAAAAACACGTCCTGCAGCCTCTGCGTCACCTGTGAGCATTTTAATTTTGACACGAAGCATTTTTGCTTGCTCCGCCATGTCAATAAACTGGCGCACAGCCTCCGCAGCAAGTAACAGATGGATGACCCTGGATAGTGCTTTGATTGAAGTCTTAAGCGTGTTCACCTGGCGGTCGGCACGTTTTGCGCCGCGCTCTATACTGTCAAAAGCCTGATCAGCCTGTCTCTGAGCGACTAGAAGTTGACCAGTTTTTGCATCAACTTCGTAATAAATTGTACCTAAACTGGTAGCCATGATTTAACCTCGTAAAAAGTGTGATCCTGATCTCTATTTTATACAAAATGGCTTCACTTCAACGAATACATTTTGTATAAAGAGGCTAAAGGAAAGGGATAGAGTAAAGGGATTTAGAAGGCCGGATTAACCGGAGGAAGCAAAAGAGGATAAGAAAATGAAAAACTACTACCGACCCAACGAGCATGAGCACTATGCCGACTTTATCGAAGAAATGCTGAAAGCACTTAAAAACAAGAAATAAGCGGGGCGGGTAAATGGACGCAATCAAAACGGTTATAGATGTATATATTACAGAATGGTTAGCATTTAATGTGATGGCTGTGCTAGTGCTGGCAATGACAACCGAAGATAAACGTAAATGAGAGGTGTATCATGGAACTGGTAATTGCACTCATCGGCTTCGTAGTAACTATGGCTGTAGCGCAGAAAAAACATCTGAATATGCTCATGGCATTCATTGGCGCGCTGATTTTCTGGCCTGGTGTATTGATTTACGCACTGTGCGTTAACAAAAAAATGTTTAAGAACTACGTTGATGCAGTGACTTTTGTAAGCATGGAGTTCCCTAACGCAACTGACGTACAGAAAGCACAGGTTGCAACTTACATTTACGATAACGTGTACGATATTCACGATCTGGATGAGGCAAGATGCAGATTTGCAGCATACAAATAAAGATAAAGGCCCGGTTAATTCCGGGCTTTTTCTTGCTCGCGTTTTTTCATCAATTCCAGCACCCTTTTAGCGGCCTCCATTTGCTCATCATAATCACGTTTATTTATATGAACGTTTGGCTTACGTTTCTCGTTTCTTTCGTCTGGTGGCGTTTTAGCGCGTACAGCGGCCCTGTATCCGGTCATTGTCATGCCCCATGCTTCAGATTCAGACAATCCCAGGTGAGCAACGGCAGAGTAAACGTATTCAAGGATGTCAAAAGTCTGTTTATAGTCGCCTTCCTGCTCATCGCCAACGTCTTCCTCCGGTCCGTCACCAATTAAACCGTGGAACATGCAGTGCTGCGCAAGCGTGATAACGTCGCTGGTGGGCATCAATCCAGGTTTAAGTCTCAACTTACCAGAAGGAGTAAAGCTACATTCGCCCAATAACGGGCCTATTTCGCATTCTGAGCAACATTTAAGTATGTGGATGGACGTTTGCACCAGTTCACCATAACAACGCGCCAGAATGCGATTGCGTAGGTCTGTATCCGTTGGCAATCGTGATGGATATTTGCCACCGTGCACCGTTGCGAAGTATTCGACCAGTTCTCTGTCACTGCCTATTTTAGCCATTGCAGCAAAGCAGGGGTTAAACTCGTAACGCCTGCCATCAACAACAACCGCAAATTGTCCTGTTCGAACATGGATCATAACTGTCACCATAAAAAATAAAGGGGCCAAATGGCCCCGATGTTAATATTTGCTGTTACACTGACGGAACGTCACCTACCGTGACTTTGCCAGCGCTTTCGCATTCAATGGACCAGGTGGACACATCATCGTGCGGATCCTCCTCTTTGAATGAGGTGCAAAGAAACGGACCTTCGGTTACATCGAGCGGGGAAACGAGTTTCAACCAGACGTAAGGCTGCGCACCTGTTGTTTCGCCAGGGTTAATAACGTGGCGTTTAAGTGCCTTCTGGTTGTGGATTTCTTCGGTGCGTGATACGCCGTCACCTGAGAAGGCAACAGATTTGTAAGTTACCAATGATTCTTTCGTGTAGTCTGCTGATTTATCAGCGGTGGCGTCTGCGGTTTCCCATTCTACGGAAAGCGATTTACCACGCATCATGCCTAACGCTTTATATGCTTCGTCATTAGGTTTCGCATTAGGGCAAGCGATAGCGTAAAATACGGCAACGTCGCGGCCTAAGAACGAACCTTTATCACAAGTCTGAGACATGTTTAGTTACCTCTTATCTTGATATGATGGTTTGAAAAGCTACGGTAAAAATAAAGCGCCCTTCTCTTGTCTGCATTGCAGGAATAGCGCCAACTGGCTTCATGTGTGTAATTTTATCAGTTTTATATTCGGTTATCATACTTTGCCGTATTGCATCGGCGAGGTCTTCCACTTCGCTGATATTTGCGTCATTGCGCGCTGAAATAACCAGGATGCGGAAATAGTCACGGGTTATTGCTTCTTCTCCAGCCGCGCCGCCGTTTTGCTGTATGACAATGTATCTGTCTTTATTAGAATTGGATCGCTCATTCCAGAAACGGGCCTGCAAAATATAACCTTCGTCGTACCCGTGGGATTTAATCCAATCCCTTATTTCATCGTATACTTCGCTGCGTTTCATGATTGTTTCGTCCAGTATCCAAGTTTGATCGTGTTCCAGATTTCATTGAAGTTATCTGGTTCCTCGAACGCCTTGCGCAAAAATTCAGGTTCTGCGTTTGGATCCCAGTAATCACCCTTGCCAGTACCGCCGCCGAACTCAATTACCTGTTTCGGGCCGAAATCCGAAAGGTTATTGGTTTTCCCGAAATGCTCGCGAGGCTGTCCCATTAATGTACCTGGCATGTCATGCACCCATTCAGCATAGCGGGCGGTATATCCAACCCTGAGGCAAAGTCCGTTACCGTTTTTCTCAACTGTCTGATACATGCTGTTAATTAAAAAACCCGTATCAACTGGCGTCATTCCAGATGCAAGGCCGGACGCGACATTGCCAACAATCCATAGCACTTCATAAGTCTTTTTGTCTGCTATATTCCTGATTTCTTCCGTCATTTTCATACGGACACGCCTGACGCCTTTCAGTGGCATGATTAACCTCCTGTCACGATCTTATAGTCCGGCGTGTCGTTAAACATGCTCATGTCCCATTCAACGATCCCGGTTATAAAGTTGGCCCCAGCCGCCAGCGGGTCAGAAATAGCAGTAGTGTCACCAGTGGCAAGCATCCACCCTTTTTCAGGGCGCTGCACTGGCTGCATCTTGTGAAGCAGTTCGGTATATACGGTTATCGTGTTGCTAACCTCATTCCCGTTTGCGTCTGTTGCGGTTCCGTCAGTGCGTTCCCATGAACAATCAATCAGATATGGCGTTCCGTATACGTCGGAGTTTGTCCAGTCGTCACGCGTCACGGGGTAAATGGTGGCTAATGCCTTATAGCTGAATCTCGCGATCTTACTCATATCCGCAACTCCATTTGATGATTTTCGGATAGGTTTCCGCCACGCGCGGGCATAGAATCACCCATTCGCCAGCGTCATTGAGATATGCCGCCACCTGCCGCCCGGTATCAGTCTGCACCCATACGCGGGTAAACGGTTTCGGTAATAGCGGATCCGGTAATGTCAGGTCATTCCACATTGTTACATCCTCCCGCTTTTACCTATCCACAGCCCGGCGTGCGCGGTGTTTTCTGGAGCCGGTGGAATCAGTTCTGCTGTGCAATGGTGTTTGTCCAGTGAGTAAAGCAACGAATAGGCCGCCTTCCATTTTTTATTAAAATCGACATAGCGATATGACTGGCTCGCGCCGTTCGTACCAGTATGCGAGGAAACGTATTTGTTAGCCTGGGTGAGTCCCAACAGGCCAATCAGATAAAGCTGAATTAATGTTGCAGTGGAGGCCTGATAGTTAGCATCAAGGCATTCATTAACGCTATTTGCCTGCTCCACCAGCAAAGATAAGATAACGTCTGGCAGGTCAATACCCTGGCTTTCAAGATATTCCCGCGCCTGTTCTGTAGTTACCATTTTGTTTGCTCCACATACAAAAAAAATCCCCGGCATTGCGCCGGGGAGTTACAGGAAACGTTATATTAGGAATTTTTGCCGTAAACGACTCCGGAACGGCCCAGCATGTCGCAGGTGATTTGTAAACCTTCGGCAGACATGATTTTGAAATTGTAGTTATCGGTAGGCATGGTGCGCGGCACAGGTACTACGCCAGTAGTCATACCGATCAGCGGGGTGATAACGTCACGACGGCGCTGATAAGCAATGATTTCGTTGCCTTTCAGTGCAAAGGTCTGGCGGATTTCACCAACCGGTGCGAACGGCATAACCGTATTGAGCACGCTGCCAACTACAGCACCGTTAACGATGTGCGGGCGGGCCAGGTTAGCCATGATTTCAGGTGATACCCACATAACATCATATTTAGCAACGAAGTTATTGCGGGCCAGAACACCAAATTCACCAATGGTGAAGAAGTCGATCAGTGCGTCAAATTTTGCAGTGGTCAGGTTAGTGGTTAGGGTCAGTTGTTGGGTGTTTTTGTGGTTTTTAATACCCATAGCTTTATGACCATCAACAACCATGTTTTCGTTACCATCAAGGTAGAATTTAACGCGGGCTTTGTTGAATTTTTTCAGTTTCAGGCGCTGGCTGTCCAGGGCAAGGTCAATGCCTACAGTATTTAAGCCCTGAGCTAAACGCCAGTTAACACCGTAACCCGCTGCGAACATCGGGATCGGGTCGCCATCGCTGCCGTATTCGGTGTGATCAAAGCCGTGTGGCGCCTGACCATCCATAGACATTACGACTTCATCGTTGATGTCGCCGGATACGCTGTACATTTTCAGCGTTTTACCGATAGGCAGTACGGTTTGCACACCCATCAGGTCGTTGACGATTTCAATACCGATTTCCTCGGTGTTCAGTTCGATGATCTGGTTATCAATTTCTTTCCAGAACTCTTTTGCGAAGCCACCAACAGCGTTGCAGGCCAACATTTCGGAAGTCATGTTCGCCTTGTTTGCTGCAATCATGGCGTCATGTTGAGCGTTGAAGATATTGCGCTGCGCCCACAGTTCGCTCCAATGACCCTGCATACGGGCGTTGGTAGCAAGGTTTTCTTTAGTAAAGTACATGTTTTTCCCCTTTTAAATTAAGCGACGCGAACGCGGACGAAGTCTTCCGCTTCCAGTTTTACGTCTTCCTGGCAGTATGCGATGATTGGGTCCGCAGCATCATCACCACTAGGCGCGGTAAACAGCTTGATGCCAGTGGCAGAGAGAGCAATAGCTGCGCCTTTGGTGTAGGTTGCAGCAGGAACACGAAGAGCAAATTCACGCCCCTGTTCCACATAATCGGCTACAACGGTTTCATTTGCAGCGATTGCATCAGCAATGGTTTTGCCTTCATGGAATGCCGGGTTAACGATGAAAAGTTGGGCCTTGCCAACATCTGCAAGGGCTGCTTTAGCGAATTTACCTTCAGCCAGTTTAACCAGTTCACCCGGTTTTAATTCAGCACCAGCGAGGCGGGTTTCGGTGATGGATTTACCATCAATATTTACACGACGAAAACGAAACATTGTGATCCCCTTTTAATTAGAAATAAGTGTTAAAGTCCGGGACTTCGCCTTTTTTACCTTCGCTTGCTGCGTTGGTTGCCATCGGCGCGGCTTTGCCCAGGGATTTAAACATTGCTTCTAACGCTTCACCATTTAATGCGTTAGCAACAATTTCGCCGTGTACTTTTGCTACTGCGGCGCGTTTTTCTGCTACTTCTTTATCTGCGTTTGCTGCGATCTCTTCTTTAATCGCTTTTTGATTGGTCTGTAATTCTTCAACGCTTGCCTGTACTGGTTTAAGTGCTTCAGCGATTGCATTAGCCATATTAGCGGTGATGCTTTCGTTAATTTCTTTCACCAGTTCGGCGCGTTCTTCTTTGGTCAAAGGCATGGGTTCACCCTCCGATTTATTGGCCTTAATTTTTTCATTCAGGGAGAAAAGATTAGATAAGTGTTCAGCGAACTGAGCGAACCAGGATTTACTTTCCTCATTGGTTGCAAGCTCGCCATTATTGAGAATAATTTTATCAGCCTGTTTTTCATATGTGCAAACTTGAGCACTTTCGGTATTAGTGGCAATCGTCACTTCTTTATCAGTGAAGTCCACAACATATACATAATCTGCATCGTGGAACAGTTCACGCGCAGCTTCTTCCAATTGTCTTTCAAGCGTGCGATAGCTGTTTTCTTTCATTGCCACAGCCATTAACGGCTTCGCCTGGTCAGTGTTAACCATCAGGCCAACGCCCTGTTCAGGCGATGCGGCTGGCGGTTCATGCAGTAAGATGGCGTCATGGTCAATTGACATGATTTTGACAACGCTATCAGCACCCTGGGCTTTCATCTCTTCAGTAGCTGGCATACGCTGACGATATACGGCAACAGATGACCAGATCGGATCTTTGCTTTCGCCTTTTTCCAGTGCTTCCAGTCGGCTTAATAATTCGCGTCCTTGTTCTGAATGACTGGCAGTTTCAACATCCACCCATTTCTCCACATAAACACGGTTCCCGCGCAATTCAACATTCCTGTTCCACGCTCCACAAAAGCCAATATTCAGACCTTCCGGGCTAAATGCGGAAACAAATTCACCGTCAACCGTAGGATGGCCCAACGGTGCGAGTGTTCCTTCCAGAGATTGATAATTAGCAATGATTTCAGCTTCTGGGTAATATTCCCGATTCATAACGATACCAAATGGGAGTGTATACGAAGGAACTACGAGATGCTCCCTCCCGTTGTACGTCTCCCTGCGGATTTTATTACATGAAATTTTTGTGTTTACTTGAATTAAATCTGACATCTTAAACACTCCCGTGATTTGGGTGATAATTGTTCTCTTTTTCAGCCTGTCGGCGGGCAGCTACGGCCTTATCTATGCTGTCAAATAAACCTAAATGTTTGCGCTTCTTATTCACTTGTACATACGCCATCCATTTACGGGACGCCTTATGCCAAATAACACCGACATAACCGCTTTTATTATCCTTTCTCATTGGCGCATTTAGTGTATTTTCGTAATGACTTACCATCCTTAGGTTCGTTATATCGTTATTTAGTGTGTTATGGTCAATGTGGTCTATCTCGTACCCTTCCGGGATCGGGCCGTTGTGCATTTCCCATATGATTCTACTAACAAGATATAACCTATAATTGACACGAACACGCAAGTAGCCCAACCCGCTGTCATTCCCCGCATGGTCGCCAATATGAACGCCGTTAGTTGGTGATATTTTCCAGTAAATATGGCCTGATTTATACGTGAAATAATCATGCCAATTAATCACTTCATTCACGATATCACTCCCAATCTTCGCCATATTTAGCGTGCGCAACCTTATAATTTTCTTGCGCCCGCTCTAATATTCGTTTGTTTAATATGTTACCAGATTCATCGACCATCACGGTAATAGTGCTACATTTGCAGTTAATTGAATTTGGGGATCTGCTCCACCATTCGCGCTGCTCTTCTATGGTGTAAGTTTTCCCGTGCCGCTGTGCGTGTGACAACCTGGTAGTCGGCGACAATGCCGAAATGTGCATCTGCATAGTGCGCAGATTAAGCTCTTCCGTCGCCGCTTCAGCCTCATCCATACGCGCTGTGCGCAACGCTGTGCATATTTCAGTGCGGGCAATACGTTTGCACCGGTATAGCGGTAATTGCGTTTCCTGCTGCAATGTGCGCGCTATTTCAAGTGGATTTAAACCACGGGCCATGCCTTCAGTTAATCGGCGTGCCATATCCTTCTTGATCTGTGCTGTCAGCCCGCGCATCTCTTCAAATACGCGGGTACGCACCAGAGCAAGGCGCGTTCGATAGGTCTGACTGGTTAATACCGCCGACACTTCAGGGTAAGCCCTGGAATATGTGACTGACTGGTTAGCGAGGTTAGCGTATTCCTGGGAAGTGCCGCGCTGATATGCCACTTTCACGTATTCCTGCCAGAACCAGAAGTTTTCCGGGTCTGTTAACTCGAATATCTCATCAATCATGTCGCTGGCGTCTTCCAGCAAGTCATGTAATTCGTCAATGTAGATCTGAAAGGTGTATTTTTTATTAACAGCAAGGCTATATTGCATCCTGTCCAGTATGGCAATATACGGATCCGCAACTTTCTTCAGGCAGGATTTAAAACGCTTGATAGCACCAGACCTTAACTTCCCTGTCATGGTCGGGTCTTCGGTGTTAGATGGCATTATCGCGGCTGGAGGTATTCGCCTGATTATCTTCTTCACCTTCATCATCGTTTTCCTCTTCCATTTCTACTACACTGGCAGGGCCATCGTATCCGGCAGCCTCGCGGATCTCATCACCGCTAAATATTTCTTCACCAGTAGCAAGGCAAGCCTGATTGATTTGCGCCATCTTGTGTGCAGCTTCCAGTAGTTCGGCTTTGGTCATGGCGTTCAGGTCGTCCCATATCACTGATATATCTACTGGCATACTGATAAGGCGCAGATCTGCCATCTTGCTGAATAAATCCTCAAGCTCACCGCCAATCTCTTCCCTGCGGGTCATACAGCGGCTGTTGAAGTAACGCAGATCTTCGGTTGATGCGCGTTCGCCCTGCTGGTTCCCAACCAGGATGCGGGTTGGAATATCAATGCCAGCGGCGGCGGTTTGCAGGTTGACGTCATAGGTTGCTGACGGATCAGATACGGCAGTCACCAGCGGGCTTACTGTCGCCCCTTGTAATGCCATCATCACATCGTTACCCTTATTCATTTCAGCCGCAGCCTCATTGAATCTTTCGCGTAACTCTGTAACGTCGCAATCGTATGTAGCGGCCAGGGAACGGAAATCAATTTCCTTATCGAATGAGATAGCAAGCTGACGGGCGGCGTTTTTCAGGAATGATTCACCGCTACCACCTTCCACCTTCTCCAGTGACACAAAGGCGTTATAGGAAGGTTCAAGGAAAGCGATGGCATCATCGGAATAGTCGCCAAAGATGAATATGCGATCAGGGTGGATTCTTCTGGCAATGGTCTTACTGTTAATGCGTTCTTTGTATTCCCACCATGTAGGCAGGCCATAATTTTCACTGTTCGGGTCTTCTTCGAACTCCTTCGGCGTAAGAGCACCAGCCCATACCGGGGTAAATTTGGCAATACCTACGCCTTTTGTGACTGGCTTTTCCCACGGCTGGTTATCTCTGGCATGAATCAACAGGCCAGCGTAACGACCAATGAGGCGGCGGCGATCACATTCGGCAATAACACGCCAAAATCTGTTATCGAATTGCTTTTTGATTTCCCTTTCCCACGGTGTTTCCTTTTCTGCTTTCTCGTCTTCCGTGCCTTCTATCAGCATCGGCATGGTGCGCCAGCACGTAGTAACAATCTTCTCTACAGCACCGTGAGCGATACCACCGCGTCTGTACAGTTTGTACAGGTCTTCATACGTGATCTCTTCTTTGAATCCGTATTCACTCCACGCAGCATCGCGTTTGGCATCTATCCCCATCGTGAATGGGTGTGCTGCGGTATAGCGGGCATAGGCCGCCTGGCGTTGTGACAAGGCAGCATTAACCGCCAAATCTAAATTTGATGGCATAATGTTTACTCCTGAATACATGTTTACGCGTTGCTACGCGAAAAATAGAAAAACTTGTGGGGGATTGTGAGTCAGATTTTAAAATCCGCGCAGGCGCTTCGGTAACATGAGGCCCATTGCCTGCGGTTGGCTTAATTCAGTGATTCCCCATACCATAGCGTCCATACGGTCAGGGGATTTTTTTGCGGTGGCTGGCACGTATTCCATCATTTGATTCTCCAGCGTGTACAGGCTGCCAGTGTGGGCTACCCTTCCCTGCGCATATAGTGCGGATATTGGTTCAGCACGGGCGAACTTACCTTTGCTTGCGTGCACCTTAACAATGCGGCCCTTGAATCCGGCATTACGCAACGTGGCCTCTGCCATTTCGCCGCCCTGGTTGGTTTCGATAACTATCGCGTCAGCTTCATGGATGTTGTAGGCGTTCATTGAGGCTTGCGCCCAGTCGTTAGGAGACATGCGGCCTGAGTAGTCGCCATCAACAGAATACTGAGCATTCTTGCCGCCACCATAGGCGGAACATGCCACGATCCCCGTTTCGTCCGATTCGTCAGATGACGTTGTCGCCGGGTCTATGGCTATCACCGTGCGAACCTTATCCTGCGTTATCTGCATCCGGTGCGCTGCGGTTATCATGGCTTCAGTCCACAATGCACCCTCTTCGTCGAATTTACGCGGGCGCTGCATGTACTGGGCTTCAAATGACCGCCTGTGTGCTTTCAGTCCAGCTTCATGGGCGTCATTGTGCTTTTTAGGCCACAGCCAGCCATCAGGCAGGTTGTGAGCGATAGGGATTGCGAACTCGTTTTCAGGGTACAAATCCCGATAGTCAACGCTATTGTCGATCTTCACTGGCAGGTTAAGGTGATACCACTTTTCACCGCTCCCACCGCGTAGCAAGTAGCCGGACAAATCATCGTAGTGGATGCGCTGCATGATGACGATGACAGGCGTTGTTTGCACTGCCAGACGTGAAGCAAGTGTGTCGTTATAGTTGGTGTTTACCTGCTTTCTCACCACGTCAGAGTAAGCGTCAGCCGGTTTTAATGGGTCGTCGATGATTAACGCGCCGTTAAATCCCGGTTCCATATACCCTGCACGGAACCCAGTTACCTGGCCAAGCGATGACGTTGCATACACGCCGCCACCGTATTCAGTCCACCACATCGATTTACTGTTGGCATCGTTGCGGATCTTCATGGGCCACATTGCCTGATATTCAGGCGTACAGATCATGTTTCTTACAGTCGAGGAATTGAGTAATGCCAGGTTGTTGGAATAGGAAACGTGAAGGAATCTTGTGCGGGGATTTATTGCGAGTGACCGCGCCATCATGTTGATAGTTGCGATCATGGTTTTGCCGTACCCTGGGGGGATGTTAATGATGAGGCGGGTGATCTCACCATTAATAACGCGTTGCAGTGCATCACGGATAGCTAAATGATGGCCTGAGATTAACATCTTCGTTCCGTTCGCTTGTTTATAGAAATAGCGATTGAAAAACAGGCCATCGTTTTCACATTTGGACTGAATAACTCGTTCTTTGATTGTCAACATAATCACACCTCGTCTTCTACTTCCTGGACGATGCGGGCGATCTCTTCTTTCGTGACTTCAACCTGGACGGGTGATTCCTCCCTGTTACCAACGATTTCCTGCGTGACGCGTTCACCATATTTACGCGGTTGCAGTTTTGCCAATAGCCATTTACGGGTTTCAATCATTAATTGATGGCGGCGCAATTCATCCTTATCAATATTCTCAGCTGCGTCAGCTATATCGATGATCTCATCAGCTAATACCTCAAAACCGATCTCCTTCGCTCTCACGTACATGTCCGAAAATTCAGGCACATCACGGAACCACTTAAGGATTGTCGAACGTGTTGGCATACCTGGCATTTTTGAAATTTTGTTAACGCTCTGACCGTCCGCCACCAGCTCACAGATCTCTAATGCCTTTTCTTCGGTATAACCATGCGGACGGCCCACCTTTTTAGCTGCTGGCTTTTTATCGTCAGCCTTTGCCTTTTTAGTGCGGGCCATAATTCACCTCTTAAAATTTATTCACTATATATAAACACTCGATTAATGTTGCGAAGTATATTGATACACCCAACCAACTTGATAGATATTTCATTGCTTGCCATTCTCTTTCTTTGGCTTACTAAGTTTAGGAAGCGCATAAAATGCGCGTCCAAGCCATAACCTATTGAGTCAGCGCGGTCATGGTAAGAACAATCGCAACGATCAGGAAAAAGAAATCAAGCCATTTCATTTTTAACCCCCCTGCGATTCAGTTAACGCTTAAAAGCACGGCAACGATGACGATCACCATAATCATGCAAAAGAAGTCTGCTTCTCTCATCTTTTCAACCCTCGATAAAAATCAACGGCGATAACTGTAATAACAGCCACCAGCAATAGCATTTCGTATGCGTTCATTTGATGCTACCCATAACAAGGCCGATGATGATGATTATGGCGACAGTGCCTAACATCATTCCGCACATAATCGCCAGTAATTCGAATATATCCATGCCGTCACCTATACAACATTCTTCCACCATAAATAGATAATGACGGCGACCAACGACCACCAGATGAGATCGTAAATATTCATGTGAACACCTTCAGCTTTCAATGAATATCATGATCGCCAGCCATACAGCGACGCAGGAAGAAAGGATAATGAGCGGGTCAATCATAATCAGCCTCGTTTAAAGCTCATAATACGCGGTACAAGCGCCTCTTTTGCTTTAGGCTTACGTTTGCCTTTCTTAGCTGGTTTTTTCTCTTCTTTCGGCTCCTCTGCCTGCTCTACTGCCTGCTCTGCTGCATCAGTCGCCTTTTCTGCCTGTTCTAATGCCTTCTCTACGACTTCAGCTGCCTGCATTGCTGCCACCTGTGCTTCATTTGATTCCGCCAGGATGGGGAAGAAAGCATCAAAGATGCGGCCTACCATGTAAGCATAAGTCTCGTTTGCCGGATGGCTGGGATCAGTGGTCGCCACTACGCCTACATCACTTAATACGTGAAACGTAGTGTGGGCCGCTTCATGCACCAGAGTTCCTAACTCATTGTCGAATACTGCGATCACGTAGAAGTTACCGCCTTTCTCGCCAGTGCAAGTAAGTGTTAATCCTCCTGCCAGTTCGAAATCAGGTTCGATTGGGATCCCTGCCTTTTCGCAAAATTCATAGAACATGTCGCGGGTCGGGCAAAAGAAAACTGTTGTATGCTCAAAGAGCGGGACTTTGAATTGAGGCAACTTAATGCCTTTAGCCTTAGCCATCAGAATATTCCTCTATCCTGAAAAATATAACCCCCGCAAAACTGGACACAGCAGGGAGTGAAAACAGCTATAAAACACTGAAAACGGCGCTGTGTGAGTAACGTTTGCAGAATTTTATAAACTGGTGGGTGGCGCTTTCTTCTACCCAGGTAGCGCCTGACCTGTTAATGGGATGACGTGCATCCGGTATTACGTGTTTTTGACTTTTCCGCCGTCGCTCGCGGGAAGGATTGGCCCGGTTATGGCTGGCTGGCAGAAACGGCGACACGTCCACGCGCTGTTATTCTTTGCGTAAGCACTGCGTTTTGATGTAGCCCTGAAGCGCGGTTATCTTCGCATCTTTCTCTTTTAGTTGTTCTCTGAGGGATAGATAAGCCGATTCAGCGTCGGGAGTGAGTCTACAGGAGGCTCCATCAATGCGGCTGGCGGTTCCGGTGGAGTCGGACACTCGCACTGGTATTGCGTTGACGCGCAGCCTGATAGTGCCGTTATCAATGCCAGTGCGCAGATCGGCAATGTCAGATCTGATAGCTTTAATCTCATCGTGATACCTCTTATCAAGTTTTGACAGTTCTGCGTTTCGCTCCTTCATCTGCTGAATAGTGTTACTTGCTGTTTTTAGCGCGCCTTTCGTCACCGTGACTTCTTCCTGCAACCTTGCCGTTTCACCCTGGTAATAGCACGTTACGGCAGCAAGCCCGGCAATGATGCAAACAACAGCGGCGATGATTAACGTCTTCACCTTGTCCATGTTTCACCCTCGCAACCCATCGAAGGTGCATATTCACCATAGAAAAAGTTTTCCGCCAAAATGCGAGCGGCGATCGCTTCGTCTAGTGAGTCAAATAAACCAATAGATATACGCTTACCTTCATTGTCGGTAATTCTTACTCGCCATTTAGGCTTGCTTCTCTCTGTTTTGTGGTAGCTAACACCCCTGAATGCAGACAATGTGTGAGTGGCAATATGTTTCTTGTTTCTGCAGTTATGCGCATCATCTGTTTCTCGCAGGTTTACTATCCTGTTGTCGGTTTTTATTCCATTAATATGGTCAATGTCCTTTTCGGGCCACACTCCATAATGGAAAAACCACGCAAGGCGATGCGCTTTATATCTTCCTATGTGTATGTATCCGCTTTTATGCTTACACCCGGCTACGCTTCCGGCCTTGATTCTCCCGTGAGGACTAATCTTATAGGTGAAAATACCTGTCGCTGGATCGTAGTGTAGCTTTCGTTTTAGTTCATCATCACTTTCCATTGGTTACGCCCCATTCACATATAGCACGTTCAATATCGCGACGATTCTTTAAGCCTTGTATATATCTCCCATTGTCATACACCCAGCGATCCATCTCCTTACACGCTCCCTTAAAGTCGCCTTTGTTTATTTTTTTTAACAAGGTTGATTTTTTGAAAGCGTCAACCCCGATATTGTATGAAAAGCTAATTAGCGCTGCGCGTTGATAATCATTCATGTCAACTTTTACATAACGATCAACCGCCTTTTTGTGAACGGTTAAATGCTTTTGCAAAAGTCTCTCGCATTCATCCGGTGTATATCTCTTACCAGGGACAACATCATGGCCGGTTATGCCATTGCATACAGTTAGCACGCCTCCGGTATCGTAATAAGGCTCGTAAGCCGTACCCTCAACCCATACAAGCAAAACAGATGCAATGGCTAACGTTCCACCAGCCGCCGCCTTAGTTAGTCGGTTTTTCAGCGATTGGCTAATCATGTTACTTATTCCCCATTCGTGCGTCGTGTTCCTCTTGCGCCCTCTTGTTCTCCTGTGATTTGAAGTAATAGTTAACGGCAAATGTGCCAATGGTTGATAAGATACCCACAAAGACGGCAACGTCATTGATGGTTATCGCGCCGAAAAAAGCGGTTACTGCACCAGCCACATACGCACACGCCTCCCGTATTCTTTCGAACATAGATTTACCTCCAACAAAGCAAAAACCCGGCGCGGGGCCGGGTAGTTACAGTTTCGCATTGTTAGAGAATATTTTAATCTGTTTGTTTTCGCTCCACAAATACGGCTTTACTGCTTTCTGTATATCAGGCCATTATCTAGCAATGTTTGCATATGCCACCGATCCATGTCGCTTGATTCCCAATGCGGATCATCATCAGGTTTTATCATCACCGATTCACCTCTAAGTAAATAGACGATGTTAAATACCTTGTGAAAATAGATACCGTCTTCTATCTCGCTCATAGTTCGCCAACCTTAAATAGTACGCCTTTATCAACGCTTCGCTTAATGTCTTCCTTTGTTGTTTTGAAGAATGGCTCTACATATTCACCACCGTTTACGCTGATTGTCACGGTATCGCCATCAACCATGTAAAATACGTTTTCAATAAGGTTTACACCATAGATGCCATCTTCAATCATTCTTGCGCTCCTTAATGGCTCGCTTGATCTGCACTACCGTAGCATCAAAGAAAGCGAGAAAAACCAATACAGGCCAGAAGGGAATCTCAAGGCCACCATGTTCAGCGCCGCTAACCTTAATAAAACATGACATCAGGATCGCGCCAGCGATATAAAGCAAAACAATCACAGCAATAAGGCATTCAATCATCATCGTCCTCGTCTTCATGTTCAGCCAGGAAATCATCAACGTCGCGGTAAGTTACCGGCGGGATGTATTCGAAATCATCAGAATCAAGATCAAGCGTCCTGCTGTCTCCATCGTCGTCCATCGTATTCATTCCCAGTTCACCGAAAGGGCCGTACCCAATGTGGCCCAGGTATTCGCAACCAACCGTAAAGCCATGATATTCACCTTTACACATGACTTTATACAGCTTATTTGATGCGCTCAATTTCAATTCCCCCTTCTACCCCTTCAGTCATTTTGTATTCCGCAAACAGTTCAGCGCCAAGTAATTCGACATCAGTATCACCAATACCAGGGAACGCCAGATAAGCAAAAATAAGGCTTTTAATTCTATTCAGGTCTTCAAGATGGTCTGCATTAAAAGGCGGTTCAGATACGTGAAAGCATTTAACGTGCGCATCGTCTTCAGTAGCTACACGGAAACATACGCCACGTTCACCTGCGAATTGTCCAATTTCTTTATCTTCTGGAAAATTGCCACGGAAAACATTAACGCTGATAAATTTAGACATTTGTTATTCTCCTTTGTAAAGAATTGTCACTAGTTCCGCATCTGTTAGTGTGTTGTGATCTGTATAAAACCCGCGGCGCAGAATTAAGGCAAGGCCAGCCACTTTACGCCACATAGGGGTCGATTCGTTCAGATATTCTTTCTCCCTTTTTTCGCTGTATACCAATTCATAAAACCGACCACGATTAACATCTTCAATCACGCGGACGTACTCACCATCAAATCGGCTATTGCCGCGCCATAGTCTGATCACAACCATAATTAAAACTCCGCACCAGGTAAGCTACGCGCTTTATTTACCGCATCGTGCTTTAACGATAAACCAGCGTGATAATTCATAATCCCCATATTGCCTACTGGTATTTCATTATTTTCTGCCTTTATTCTGAATAACTGGTTTTTAGTGAAGATCCTGTCCCCATCAGTGATATACAACCAGTCTCCACGCTTACCAGCGACAACATGAGATCTTCCTAAACTATCTTTAAATTCATAATTGAAGAAAAAATCACCTTTAGGCACTTCAACAAAACAGCACGCAATGAATTTGTCGCTTTTCATGATTTTGCACCATCCGTCTTTCAGTGGCTTATATATAACAAAATGGCACTGCCGAAACAATGCCATTTCGTAAACTTTGCGTGGTAGATCACATTTATTGATGTAAACGACATTACCACTTAACAAAACGCGCCATCACGCGATTGTCAAAACTTCCCTTAACAGCCCACTTTGCATGATCGCCGTAAATTTGCCACGCATCGCCATCATTATCCTTTACATAATGAATGCCGCCAGCGCCGCGCTTGCACCCGTTAAGAAGATCAACGCTATATAATTCACCAACAGTAAAGCACGCAGTGTCAGAGTAAACGCATCTTGCAAACATAATCAGAAAACCCCTTTATAGTCTACCGTGTATTTTGCCACCAATTTCCAATCACAATAGTTTTCCATGTCGCGCGGCTGCCATCCTTTCATTCCTACAGCACTCCGCGCAGCGTGACGGCGATAATCATCGTTATAGTCAGCTATACACCACGGTTGAAGGACAAACATGTACTGCGCCTCGTTAACCAGGATCGCCACCTGCTTTCCTGTTGCCTTATCTTTCGCCCGGAAATAACTTACCCTGATTTTCATTTTTAATAACCTCAATCAACATCTCTTCTTTCATGTTAGCCGGACGTTTACGAAATACCCCGGCAAAAACCAGATCGTCGAGTAGGTCTTCACGCTTAAATAACCACTCTTTCATTATCACCCCGTCGTCACTGCGATACACGACGCCGTTTTTAAGAAAATAAAAAGTGTTGGTGTCTGTCTGGAGGTATAGATCTTCGTAAACGTCCATGATGTTAACCCTCGACTACTTCCAGCCCGCGCCCCTTGTCGCCAACGAAGTCGCCCAGGCTGAACGTATACGACCATGCCGGATTTATGTAATGGTCATCAGCGCCAGCGGCAATTAGGTCAGCACCGTTAATCATGCAAGTGACATTATCGCTATGAACTACATCAACAACCTTACCAACAACCTGTTTCAGTGATGGATAACCGTGATCGTGCAAGAATTTGACTTTCATTAATCTGACTCCCAACGCTCAATGCTGATTAAAAAGTCCCGGATAGCGTGGCGCTCGTCGCGCGTAGGTTTGCGCTTACGGTAAATTTTAAAATCGAACCATGCCTTTTCTTGCTCGAAGTCCAGATCGTAAGCAAGCGCCTCAATGTAACCGCATTCGTGATACTGGTACGCCACGCCAGCACGAACAAAAAAGCGGGTTTTATCCCGCTTGTGCTCATAGATACGCATATTTACCCCATTACGCAGTTGTGTAGCTGTCCACCAGCTTTTCATCTTTCATTCTGGCAAGCTGTGCGATGTTCATCGTGTAGCCGCCATCAGAGAAAAGCCATTCCGCCGCCTTGCGACGAAAAGCAATATCATCGTGGTTGCGTGTCCATGTAGCGATCACCACGCGTTTCCCGTCAGTGGCAAACATAGATAATTCGTTATCAACCACGTCGATAGCCTGCCAGATTTTTAGCTCCATGATTTATCCCCGTAAATTTTGAATAATTCCCGTGCTTCCTGATCTTCGAATAATTTCATATGCAGATCATGCAGGCGGCGCATTGTGCGGAAGCGCGGTCTAAATTCCTGGTTTCTTTTAATGAACTTACCACCAATTGAATAAATATGACCGTATGAATACCATCTATTACCAACCCAAATTAGATATTCTTCACCCTCATAATTAAATCTGATTGTAAGCTCGTCAACATCCATTATTAATCCTTTGTCGAGGATGTCGTTTAGCATATCATCCCATTCCTGAAGGAATGGTTGTTGATACATGCCAAAAATTGTATTTGCAGCATGGCAAAGATAATCAATGATTATTTGCATATTATCACCACATCATATAATAAACGTTCTCGTCAGCCAATGCGTCTGCTACATCCTGCGTCATGTGCCTAGCATTAAGGAAATAATCCTCATTATGCAACCACCTTACAAACATGCGCGCAACTTTACGGCGCTGGCGCTTATTGCGTCGCAGATCATCAAAAGCCTTTAATGCTTTGTCGTATGCCCTTACAAGGCGCTTGCGGTTACTTTTCATATTCTAAAACCTATATTGCCAATAAATATCGCAGTGGATAGCAAAAACCTTAACAGGTTCATCACCGAACAAAGGATGCTGAATAGTCTTTATCTTGTACCCCATGTAAGGGAGAACAAGGATTCTTTCCTTATCGTCGTTTGCAGGGTATCCCCATTTAAGAATCAATCTTGTATAGTCGCGCCCCTCAAGGCGTTTGCGCCAATAGTCATTATAAAGCCGGTATTCCTCGACCTTCTTCCCCGCCCTGATAGCGTGGAAGTATTCTCCTTTTAAATTCAAATGTAAGTGTTTATTTGCCATCGCTATGATCCTGTAAACAGTCGTTATAGCCTTCAATGTATCCGGTTAATCCGGTGTTACTCACTGACCATTCAGCCGAACGGCGATTGATGGCCTTGTCCATAGTCATTTCGTCACCAGGCCCGCCAGGCTCAATATATTTTTTTAAATCCCTTGCTATCCATGCCCTCAATTGTTGCGTATCACCGCACAACCGCGCTGATAACGTCAGGTCATTAACCAGCTTTGCAAATAGATGTTCTTTTAATTTAGGCTTCATTGTCTTTGCTCCGTCCGTAAATATGTACTGGCTTAACTGGCACGGCTGGCAATTCACCTTCGTTTAATGCGCTTGCCATGCCCAATATTAAACGCGCTTCAGCACCAGTAACTTTCTTACACCAAGCACCGCCCGTTTTATCTTCGAACAAGATAACGGCAAACTTATCGTTTATTTCCAGCTTATCCATCATTCACCCCGCGTCACTCGTTTAATTTCGTTATCAGCCCGCGCCTCTTCTTTGAACAATTCAGCAATGGCGTCTTCATAGAAAGCACGGTATTTCTTCCACCATGTTGATCGGCTTACAGGAAAGACAAGCTGATTAACCGCCTGCCGGACAAGATCTACAGGGAAACGCGAGTACCCGCGCCCGCCGCAATGCTGGCACGTTTTGAACACGGGCATTTCCGCCGCTTCGCTGGCTGCTTTATCAGGCACTTCTCCACGGCCCTTGCATTGTTTGCAATGATTAAGAACTTTCCCATGCCCCTTGCATTTTTTGCAAAGGTGTTTTTCCCCATACTCGTCAAACGTAAATTTATATCCGCCGCACTCCATACAAGTTTTTTCCGTCGCGGCACTCTGGCAATAATCCCGAAATGCGAAAACGGCAACAAGAATAATGAGATCATTTCGTCGCACCTCGTCCAGTTCCATAACGTATTTATAATCTTTTGCCATAGCTCTTAAACGCTCTGTAAGCAAAACTACGGCCCTGTGCTTTTCGGCTTGTGATAGTTCCATCTTCCCTAAAAAAGCGCTATAACCAAGCTCTACGCGCGATTGCGCCATACCAGCGGCAGTTAGCGCATCCGTAGTATTAAGCGCGTCCGGTGACGTGCCACGACTTTCATCTGACAAATGCGGTGATTTTGGGAAGTGGAATTTAAGAATTGACTCCAGATTCATTATTTGCCCCCGTAACGAGCAATAAGGCGTTTACGATCAGAAATAGACTGGACTAACTTCCTCTCAAGCTCTTTCAATGCAAGCAATTCTCGCATATGAAAAGCCTGGATTTTTCTGACTGTAGCTAAATCATGCTCATCGCACTGAATATCTATTTGCAGATCTTTAACTTCGTTTTTCATTGCTCACCCCACATATTAGTCTCGTATTCGTCAATATCCGGTAGTAGGTCGCCGCGTTCGCGGATCTTAATAAACAAGCGCCCGCCTTTTACCTTCCGGCAGCGAACAATTTTTATAGAATCGATCTGCCCGTCGTCGGTCCAGAATCCGGCGTAAGTAAGGCTATCAAAAAGGCATTTGGTGATATTATCCAGATCTCTTATCCGGTTATCCGGCGGCGCGGCATGAATGGTAATTGCCAGTCGGCAAGATAGGTTGATGTTTAAATTTAATAGCTCGATGATGTCTCTTACCTGTTCCCGGTATTCTTTCCCCACTTTACTGATATAATGAAAACCTCGTGAATGCCGGTAATACCTATTATTCGATGGCGGGTAAGGTAGGCTAAATGTATATTCATTCATGCCGCCTTTCTCCTTAGGGCGTCCAATTTCGCCTGGTAAACTTTAATGATCTCCTTGCATTCTTCGATCGTCCATTTATGGGTTTCGTTGTTGTTCTCCAACGCCTCCACCCTGGCAAGGCCAATTTTTCGAATCAGTGCCGGACGATATGCCTCTATGTTTCCGTCTAATACCTGATTGCAATGTCGACATTGTAGGTTTACGTTATCCTCGTTAAATCGAAGGTGTCCAGCTGCTGCTACCGTCCTGTAATGCCCCGCATCTGCTCCGCATTGCTCATAATAATAAGTCCCGCAAGATATACACGGCTGTCCTGCGTCACGTTCGCGAATATATGCGTTAAACACGTTTTGCGCCTGCTTTAACCAATAACTACGCGGATTTAACTGCTTCCGCTTCCGGTTGCGTTCCTCACGCTGGCTATCGCGGCGTTTCTTCCGCTCCATAGCCTTCATAGCCTTTTCACGATCGCGGCATAGCTGATCAAACTTCAGTTCTTCCAGACATTCATCGCTGCACCACGTTTGATTGTGATATTTAGGTTCAAAAAAAACGCCGCAGCATTTGCAACGGCGTCTTATGGGTTTTTTAGGGTTCTGCATAAAAATCACCCCGATTATTTTTGATTTTCTGTTTCGCTCCGCCTTTCGGCGTGTCCGGCCCTTAGCCAATGATCTAAACATTCGTTGCACTCGTTGCAGTCTCCTTTCTTCGTGCTGCATACATTGCACATTGCACGCATGACGCTTTCTCGTTCATAGTCGTCATGCCATTGGTAATTATCAAAAGGCATAATGCTCTCTCCTTTTCAGGTGATTTCTACGCATTTCAGCGCTGCCGGATTTTTAAAGAGCATTTTGCTTGTTTGAAGTATACAAAACGGATACGTCAGAACAAGGTGAAAAGCGCCATTATGTGATCCACATCACGCAATGACGCCATTTTGTAAATTTCAGTCCGGTAAAACGCGGTTGAGCGTAGCACGATTGATGGCCCGGTCGTTAGCCAGGAATACAGCACGGGCAAAGCCGCGCGGCGGTGGCGTGGTTGTTCTATTTGCCGTGATTTTCATGATAGCCATACTTTCTTTCAGCGTCGCGCCTAGCTTTTATTGCGTCATTGATATCAGAAAAACACCCTATATAAATTCTATTACCTCTTTTGCCTCCACCGATTCTAACAACCCATTTACCATGTTTATTTTTATGGATACCAGCGCACCCACTGGTATTGTTTACCATTAAAGACATGTTGCGCATATTATCTTTATGGTCTTTTAATCCAAGATTGACGGCTCGATTATCTGTTTTAACGTGATTTATATGATCAACCTCCTTACCTTCAGGTATTGGCCCATAGTACATCTCGTAACATATTCTATGTACTTTTAAATTATAACGCTTTCCGCCAACGGTAAGCGCTGTATTAAGACACCCACCGCTTCCGCCAATATGTCCAACCTCATGACCAGCATTACACGCATTCCATTGTTTACGCCTTGATTCTTCTATGTCATTTCTATATTTCCAGTACAACTTACCTGTGTCCGGATTGTATATAAAATAATCATCCCAATTCATTTTCTACCCTCAAACGTGAAATAGCGGCGCATGATGATAGTGATCACCGTTACCGCTGCCATTTTTGAGATAAACTGCATCGCTGATATTTCCGGCATAAACGCCATAAACGATAGCGTCGGGAAAATTAACGCATCCCCGATGGCTGAAGCTATGTTTGCAGGCCAGCGCTTAGAATCGAAATCACCAGGCAAAACCCGGTAAACACCTCCAGATATAAGCGCACCGGAAACAACCGCAACGAATGACGCGATCGCTACCATTCCAGCATCGTAATTTATCATTACCGTGATTGCGCCAGCGGCGGCGCATGTTGTAGCAGACCATTTCAAGCCGCCGTCATACAGCAAGAAGTCACGGATCATCATATTGACACACACAGCGGCTACCGTGGTGATCGGAATTACCCACGGGCCGCAATGGTTAACAATAAGGTTGATGATCACGAAAACGGCGACATAAACGCAGGCTAATAACCTGTCAATTGCCACCTTTTTCATTTGGGTCATACCTCTTATCGCGAATAGCTTCAGATCTGTCAAAACTCAAATCAAGCCGAGTTGAAATACAACCACATTGAGGATTAAGAGCAGTGAACTGTTTTTTCTTTTGCTCTTCCTCATGATCGCTTAATATCTGCTCAGCTTTTAGTGCGCTGTAGCTAATCAAGTCAACCAAAGTATCAGTAGGGTCAGAACCATTTACCAAAATGGCCTCTAAACGCGCCTCCTTGAGACAAATCAACAGATCCCATACATCAAGCGGGGTTAAATTTGTACCCTTCTTAGCGTTGTAAATAGTGGCTATTTTTGGCGCTGATTTTTCCTCTTTTCTGTCGTATCCGTTTTGTTTACCCCTTTGCTCTATTGTTTCCGCTGCGATTCGTAGTAAATCTGCCGCACTAGTCATTATCTGCACCTCTTGCATATAGCTCTTTACGTGTTATCTGCGTAAAAATACATTCATGTCTGCACCGTGGATGCCAGATCAAAAACAAGCTGCCTTTGTTGTTTCCGCTTGCTGGTTTCCCTGTCTCAGCATTGATAAACGCCAGACGCCCGCGCGTGATTAATCGGCATTCGTTTGCCGTCTCCACGCCGTTCATGAACCAGCTAACAGAAATGTCAGCGGGCAACAGCATTACACAGCCAATGTGATTTCGTTGATGTTCTAATGCCGCCTTCTCAACGAATGGCCCCGGTTTAGAATATGGCGGATTAAGCCAGACATACTCGCCAGGCATTGCCACCGCTCCCCACGGATAATGCAACGTGTCCATTTCTTCGGTTATATATCGCGGAACTAGCGCGTTTGCCTTGTTTGCCGCCACATCCGCGACGAATTCAAATTCCCGATCCATTCCTCTGAAAACTGGTTTAGGCGTCTGCCATAGATCTTTAATTTCCTTAGGAGTGTGGCTGCCTCCAAAATCATTTTTCATTACGCCCCCTTAGAAATAATCCTGTTCCGTTCCCCAACGGTTGTTTAAATACCCCACCAACCACACAAAGCGCTCAATGCTGATTAGTGGGGCGACCTTGCGATAATGCTTTTCTAATATCAGCCGCGTAGCTTTATCGCTGTAGCCGTTTTTCTCTACTTCCGCTTTGCAGGCCGAAAGCGCTGCGCGGGCGGCAGTCTTTACGGCGTTAAATTGCGGCTCTGACATATTGAACAAGGCCATAGGATCACCATTCATCATCCCAATCAGGCGAAACAGTCCTGCAAAAACCAATAAATGCACTACAAAGCAACAAAGCACGAGCGAAATCAAGAACCTTACCAATATCCATAAACTCTGGTACTGACCATGTAAGGAACATCATGGAAAGAAGAAAGATGATCATTACTGCAATGAACGTCAAAAAAACGAAAAGCGTAGCCAAAAGCCACTCACCTAACCACTTTAAAAAAGCCCTAACCATTTTAAACCTCGTCTATTACACCACCTTGCACGCGTTCATTAATATCCCAGGTGTGAGATTTGCATACTTCTTGATAATAGTGATCCGGCCTGCTGCCGAAATACCATTTACCACCCATATAAAAGTAAACGCCAGAAAAACTTCCTGGCGCTGCCTTTGTTGCTTCTTCTGGAATCTTCCATTCTTTATACTGTTTAAATTTCATGAGTTTTCAAATAACCTCTCCTGAATGCTTTGATATAAAGTCCTAGCCTTCTTATATGCTGAACGCCATCAATGATGCGCACTAAATAAATAGCCCCGTTTACGTCAGATACAAAACGACAACCAAAACCAATACCAACCAATTTCAGGTTGTCAGGTATTCTATAATCAGTTTTCTGTTCCATATATCACCTCATGTGGTATTCAATAAACCACCTGATAAACAGGCATAAGGCAATAAAACCCCAGCAAATGCACATGAATAGCAATGATTCGTCCATAGTTAAGCCTCAATTAATCCGTAGTCGAATTTACCCAAATATCTTTCAAGGCTAACGACTTCAATACCATCAACGCATCGCTTCCACACAGACACCTGGTTTTCATTTTCACGGAAGTGCATATTAGAAAGCACTTCATCTGCTGGATAGCTTTTCCCGGCGACGTAGGCATCGCTACCTACGCCACCCTCAACGCAATAAAGCATGTATTCACGTTCCATCTTACTTTCCTCCGCGATGTAAACCTTTAATTTAAGTTTACAAAACGGATATGCAATCACAACACAAAATGTATGTTCATGTGATCGCAATCACGCTGTTAATGCAGTACACGTTTTTCCGGTTCCGGCATTGGCTGTGAATTTTTCCGTGCATCATTAAGCACCGCAATAGCCGCCTGTACACCTAGATCATTTGCACGCATATCATTTCCGACCATTTCACCGTAAAACAATGGCATGAAAAATTTTATTTCTTCCTCTTTGTGGCCTTCATCAATACATTTCTGCATCACCTTAACTTCAAAGAGTTTTTTCATCATGCCACGCATAGAATACAGCGCAATGCTTCCCATACGGTTTTCATCAAGCGGGAAGATAACAGCGCTTCCGAACGCAAGCGGGTCAATCTCTTCCGGCACTGGTACGCGCCCATATTCCTCTTCCATGCGTTTTACGAAAGCAAGACAGAAGACATAGCGAGCTACCGATGTTTTTTCTTCCGCACTTAAAGACACATAATCGCGGATGTTTGCATCCATCACAATATCAACAATCTGTAACGCCAGATTCAAATCAGCGTCATACTTGCCAGCTTCCATATCTTTCAATACTTCGTGATAATCTTTAATTTCTACTTCATGAAAACTTGCGTCTTCAGTGTAGCGAGTGATTAACATGCCTTCGCTGCCGAGTGAATAAGCTGTTTTGATGTCGTTCATGATATTTATCCTTTTATAGTGGGTGATGCCATTTCATTTCAGTTTCTGGATTAAACTGGTTTCCTTCGCTTGAAAGGAATAAATCACGCGCCCGTTTTAGTTCTTCCTGACTTATTTCTATTTCATCAATCTGACCGAACGATCCAGGCATCATCCGTTTTAAATCAGATAGCGGGCGCATAAGGCCGCAACCGCGTAACAACATATCTAACGCGAACTGTCGCCGCCCTGCTGCATCATTAAAGCGCCGAGAATAAGGAACAACCACGATCCGGCGTTCGAACTCAATAAATAGTGATAGCTTGTTAGTAGCTGAATCATAACTTTTATAAAACTTGATTTTCATTTAACACCTCAACATATTGTTCAAGATGCCATTGCCCAACCTCGCATAAATCTTCGTCAAATAGTGTCACCTGACCACCAGGACCGAAATAAAATGCAGATACAGTAAATTCGTATCCATACCACGCGCGGATCGTCTCACCGCCTTTCAGGTGTTTAACTTTCACTAATTTTATAGCCATACGCCGTACATCCCATTCAGTCCGGCGAACAATTTACGCCAGTGGTCTTCAACATAAGCCCGGAACGGCTTAACGCGGACATTGCGTGCCTTTAGTTCAATCTCATCAAAGTAGCGCGGTTCTATGATTTCTCCGTCCAGATATTTAACCAATAGTGGGCGCTCAAAATCGTTATACGTCTTATTCAGCACAACCATGCCAGGGTCATCACGATATTCAGGCAATACAACAAGATCGCCAGCCTTTGCATCCCATGTTTTCATTACAGCAACCCCCTAAAAATAAGGCTAACCAACGCAGCAAATCCGCCACAAAACACAACCACAAACAGGAAGCAAATAATGCAAAACGCGACCGTTACAATATCCTTACCGACTTTCATGATTAACCTCACATGTTAGTAATGAGTTTAATGATCGCTACCGTGATATAAAGCGATACACTGAGATACAGCACAGCGATAGACAAAGCCGCAAGCAATGCGGCAATTTTTGCAAGGTTCATTTGCCACCCTCCGCAATGAACTTATCAAGCCATTTGTTATTGGCAAGGCGTTCCGCATCTTCGCCGAATGATTTGCGCGCCATTAATTCCTGGCGAGTAGGAAGAGGCCACTTATCCGTCCACCCAGCCGACGTATCGAACTCATACAGGCCGCCATCAAAAGTAACGTAGTCATCTGCTGTGTCAGGCATTTCCTTATCAACTTCTTTTTCTTCGATCATGATTTGATACCTCATTAATCGTTAATGACCTGGCCCATACGCCCGCGATATTTGCGCATACGCGGATCGACATATTCAGGCCAGTGCATATCCGGTTTTCTTTGCAGTGGATAAAAACTTGCCTGCCAGTTGTCGAACCATATTTGTTTTGCGTACAGGTCACTGAATCTTTTTGCCATCCGTTCCGCTGCCGTGCCACATAAAAAAAGCCCATGATCGATTTGATCACGGGCTTCTTTTAATACTTGCTCTTTTGTTCGCGGTGGCGGTGGCGGTTTTAAATAATCGACCATCGCTAACCTATTGATTTAAAAAGGAATTGAATCATCAAAATCCATTGGCGGCTCTTCATATCCACCGCCATTATTCTGCTGTTGCTGCTGTTGCTGTGGTTGCTGATCGTTTCTGCTGCAAAATTCGAACTCATTAACCGCCACTTCTACCGCAGTCCCCTTCGTGCCGTCGTTCCAGTCATATTGCCGAACGTCCAGGCGACCGCTTACCACTATTTTCCCGCCCTTGCGGATATGTGGCGCTAATTTTTCCGCACGCTCGCCAAATACCAGACAAGTGATCCACATTGTCCGTTTATTATCACCGTATCCATTCGTTACAGCTAACGAAAAACTACCAATCGCCTTCCCGTTTTGCGTGTAGCGAACTTTCATATCATTCCCAATATTACCGCCAAGTGTGATTAAATTTAAGCTCATTAACCGATCTCCCCGTTAATGTTTTCGTGTATACACCCAAACTTAAAATGCACTATCTTATGACAAGAACGGCATAACCAAACAACATTTAGCGGATATGCATAATTCCAATGATGCCCATCAGGAGTGCACTTTTTCCCGCACCTATCACATTTATTTGGCCTTAATACTTTACCATCTCTAATGGCGTTGCTTAGTTTTGTTCTTGCCTTTAGTTCCGCCTTATTTCTTTCTTTATAATCTTCGTGGTATTGTCTCCTATACTCCTTTAACCTTTCCTCGTTTCTTCTTACCCAATTATTTTTCTTTTCCAATATTTTTTCTTTGTTATTTTTACGATACTCTTTCGCTCGCTTATTACATTCTTCTTTGTGTTCTTCGTAGTATTTTCTATCCTTTTCTCGAATTTCTTCCTTGTGTTTTTCCCTCCATCTTCTATTTTGCTCGGCTATTTTGTCTTTATTGGCTTCCCTGTATACCTTTGCGCAATCCTTACATGTACCAGCTACGCCGTATTTGCATGATTTGTGCTTCAGGAAAGAGTTAAGCGGCAGGATTCTGCCGCATTTTGTGCATTTTTTAGTTAATTGTTCCATTCAGTTCATCCTTACGGATCTGGTAACAATCTTGCGCTTTCTGCCGTTGCTCTGAATTTTCAGGTAACAGCTTCCAACATTTACCGAATATTTCCCTTAGTGTTTTTTCGTCCTGCGCTTTCGCTGCCGCATCACAAAAACGTGCTAACACCTCATCAGGATTTGGCGGCGCTTTCTGCTGCTGTGGTTTCTGATTAGGTTGCTGTTTTGGCGTATTTTTCTGCTGGCGTGGCTGCTGGCCTGTCTGCTTCGCGTATGCGTCAGTATCAGGATCGCGGGCGTCGTCAATGCAGAACAATCCGTTCAAAGCATATTTCCGCGCGTAACTTGATGTTGCTCCTGTTAGCTGGCTTGCGTCCATTCCCTTCTTGCTTTCTTCCTCCCTGGCGTAAGCCGTTACCGCTATTTCATCTTCACCGTCGCTTAGCGTCGCCGTTGCTTTCACGTAATAGCGATTGCCGATCAGGACAATTTCATCACTAACAGTCAGCGTGATATTTTGAAGCAGTGGTTTAACCGCTTCTAAAATATCCTCCGCTGATCTGTAATTATACCCGCCGAAATTATTACGCTGATTTTTAGGCGCGTTCAGCGTTTGCTGAATCGTCCACAGTTTTTTGTGTAACTCTGTTTTCACTCTTTGATCTCCTTCGCTGTTAACACTACATACAAGGCTTTATTCGCGGCGCTCCACATTTCGGCATCATGAAGCATTTCCGCTACCGCCAGTTTGAATTGGAGCGCCTGAATAACCATAATGTCACCTCCGATTATTTACATTTTGTATTAATGGTAACGGACTTTATCAAGGGGTTTTTCCCCTAACTGGCGTGGTTGCGTTGCGTGGTAGTAGTTGCCGCTTTCATTTTCCGTATACCATTTTACTGCTCCTTTGCGACGTTCTTTAATGCTATTTGGTTTGCATCTTTCCTCGTTTGCAAAGCGAATAGCTTTATCCACATTGTCTGTTTTATTAATTGCAGGTGATGATTTTCTTTCGTTTTCTCTTTTTATTCTTCTGCGTTCCCTGGCGTTTATTTTGCTATCACATTTGCCATACATGATTGTAACGGTCATGATCTGATCTCCTTATATCCTTGATGATACTTAATAAAAATCATCTTCGTTAATTGCCGCACTTCCAGCGGCTGACCAGATTGTTAAAGAGCAAGTAACCTTCTTTCCCTGCCTTGCTTCCTCCTTTGACTCGCAATATACGCCACGTAAAACACCGAGTCAATCCATTTTGTATACTTTTTTAAAATATTTTATATGTCATTGATATTTAAACAATAAATAACGTTTTCTGTTTACGTTTTGGTGTTTTTATGGCAAAGAAAAGCCGCCACCAGGCGGCTAATGTTTATGGCAGGTTTACGATCTTCGCATCCACTACCACGCCTATGATTTTAGATTCTGGATTCATAGGGATTGGCGGATACAACGGATTCAGTGAACGCAAAAGTTTTCTGCCTCCATCAATAATCAACTGTTTAAACGTCGGTATCTGCCCCTCCTCCAATTGGGCTATAACCAGTTTGCCATCAATAGCTGGCGCGTGCGGATCGACAAGTATCATCGTCCCCGCTGGTATACTCAATCCTTGCGGCGCGTTCATTGATTCGCCTTTAGCTACCAGCCAGTAACTATCATCTGAACAAATAACGCTAGTCGTAACGTGTGGTAATGTTGATCGCCTTGCATCTTCCATATTGTTTACTACATCCTTCCAGTCAACAACCGGGTAACTGCCTAAATCACGCGGTGGCGCTCCCGGCAACGTGTTAGAAACAGAATCATCAATGACCATTCCATCATGTGTAACAGTGAATTGCCGACGCCCAAGCGCCCGCATGATCCGCGCAATGTCTTCAAGATTCGGCTCGCGGCGACCGTTAAGCCAGTGTGACAAGCCGCCTTTTGTGATCCCCATGAGATCTGCCAATGAATCCTGACTCATACCCTGCGCCCGCATGAGTTGTTTCGCTAAGTCATACCATTTTGTTTTCATGTCGCTACCCTATAACCTAAAAAAATTTGATGCAAGTCACAAAATGTAATTTTCAATCCTTGACCTGTTAACGCCATTCTGTAAACTTGCAGACAAGGTAAGGCCATACTTGCAAGGATGCAAGAAAAAAGATAATGGAAAGCACAAAAGGCACATACCTTAAAAGCTCTTTAAAAATCCGGTGTCGCTGCGAAGCGAAAAACAAATATCACGCAACGGCGGGATCTGTTCAGCGGTCAGTCACTGCTATCTAATGCTAATGGGATACCCGCCAGCGCGTTCATTTTAACCATAGGAGAAAATACAATGAGCATGAACATTATTAGCAAAGCATGGAACGTAAAACTTAACAGCCCGATTCAAAAACTTGTCTTAATGGCTCTGGCTGAAAAGGCAGATAACAAAGGACGGGTACATGATGCATCACGCAAAGAAGTAGCCGCAATGTGTGAACTTCCTGTTCATACGGTACATGATGCATTCGCCGCATTAATGGATAAAGGATTTGTTTGTCGTCTTGATGCATTCAGTGATGTCTATGTAGTGATGTTGCCGGAGGAATGATCTATGAAGTGGTTTAAGCATGATAGCGATGCGAACCGCGATGAAAAACTTCAAAACGTTTTATTAGATTATGGCCTGGAAGGCTACGGGCTTTATTGGTATTGCCTAGAACTGATAACTTATGACGTAGATCAGCACAACCTTACATTTGACCTACGACATGACGCCAGAATCATCGCGCGAAACGTCGGATCGACTGAAAAACGCATAGAAGAAATGATGAAATACTTTATCGAAATTGGTTTATTCGAATGCTCTCAAGGCCACATAACTTGTTTAAAGTTATTGAAAAGGCTGGACCAATCAATGACTTCTAAAAGCGCATACAGGGCAGCCATAAACACAGCTAAGGAGCAATTAAAATTAGAGAAGTTAATCAATCCAACAACAAAAGGTCATGATATGGTCATGACCGGGTCAGGAAAGGGTCATGAATTAGAAATAGAATTAGAAGAAGAAAAAGAAACAGAAGAAGAAAAGAAAAATATAAAAAGAAAAGAAGTCAATCAGGATAGTGACTATCAGATAAGCGATGCTGCATTGCGTTGCCTGGCATTCTACAACGACAAGGCAGGATGCAAATGTCGTGATGCTAAGCCATTCATCGAACTACTGACAGAAACAAAAACACGCAAAGCGTATACGGAGGATGAGATCACATTAGTGATTGAGTGGGCTTTAACGCAATGGCGTAGCCGTGGCGGAACACCTAAGCCTATCAACATTTGCCGGGTAACTAAATTCGATGGGTATCTGGCTGACGCTGAACAATGGCGCAAGCTGTCATCTACTGTAAACGCTGCCGATGTGGTTAATGAGTTTAACATCACGTTTGATGGCCTGTTGCCACCTGCTGAACTGGATCGGGATTTGGAACGTAAGATCTATGCGTTCACTGACTACCTGAAAGACAAAAGCATTAACGGCTTTATCGCCTACTTTGAAGCGTTCAAGATCAAGGCTTCGGACTTTTACTTCGGCGATGGCTTCACTGCGACACTTGATTTCCTGCTTAAACCAAAAACGCTACGCGATACACGCGCAGGCGCTATTTGACCAACCACAATACGCAAAAATCAAAAATCACCAACAAAACAAGCCCACCAGCGAGCTAAAAAGCATTGGGTGCTACACTTGCATACCTTTAGCGGTTTAGCTCGTTAGAGAGCGTTTTAGAGAGGATTTTAAAATGGACGGTAAACACGTTTTCGCCCTGGCTTTTGCCATCGCTGCGGCAATCGCTGTTAACGTCGCTTTGTTCGGCGGTTTGTTCCTTCTAGTCAATCCATAACCTACCTACCAGTCTGTAAATCAAAAATTAGCCACCTGAAAGCGCCTCTGACGCAATAAGACACTGCAACCTGTGCAAATGGGTTACGCGGTGGGATTTTGCGTTGTAGAGCGTTTTACGGAGAAATTACAATGAGTGACTTAATGGTTTTTGATGCTGTTAAGATGAATAGTTTTGAAATTGCGGAACTACTAGGCAATCGTCACGATAAAGTAAAACAGTCTATAGAACGCATGGCACAGAGGGGGATAATTCAACTACCCCCAATGGGGAAAGTTGAGAATAAACAATCACTTAGTCCTAACAGGTTTGTTAATGTCTATATTTTTGAAGGCGAACAGGGCAAACGAGATAGCATCATTGTCGTGGCTCAAAACTGCCCTGAATTTACGGCGCGGCTCGTTGACCGCTGGCAGGAACTTGAAAATGCAGTACGGCAAAATGCTGTTCCAAATTACGGTAACGCGCAGATCGGCAATGTTCTAGCCTTCGCTGAAACAGCGAGTAGAATGCTGAATATGAGTAATTCAGGAAAATTAGGAATGCTTCAGAAGATTGAAAAGGAATATAATATTCCTCCTATCCTTCCGCATTATGCTATTGATGCGCCTGCTGATGCGGTGGATGGATCAAGCCGCGTGACAAAATCTCTTACAGCATTGCTAGATGAAAATAACGTTGGCATGAATGCGCGTGAAGTTTATCCAATACTTGAGCGCAAAGGTATTGTGGAACGCAAGTATCGTAAAGCACGTTGCGGCGAAAAGAGATTTTGGAACGTCACAGCTTACGGTCGTTTGTACGCGAAAAACGTAACCAATCCAACTAATCCGCGAGAGACTCAACCTCATTTCTACGAATCAAGATTTAATGAACTGATAAATATTATTTTTTCTGAATAAATACATATAGTAAACCGGAGGAAGTAACATTATGTCGCAAAGAAAAATCAGCGATGAACAATTGATCGCTGAATATAACAACGGTTTAACGTACAAGCAGATCGCTGAAAAATACGGCATGTCAAAACGCAACGTCGAGCGTCTGGGCGCAAAGCTGGCGAAACGCGGTTTGTTATCAACACGCCGCGCGCCGGGTTTTGGCGTTACTGGTGAATCTGTTCTTGTCGATAAGGCTGGGAATACGGTCATGCGCTGGATTAAAACTGCCCGTGACCGTGATGAAATGGAAAGGCTAATGGAAGCTGCCCGCGACGCATTCACGGAGGAAATACCACGCGCGGAGGCCGTGCCAGTGCCTGAAATTGATTTTCAAAAAAGTCTTGCCCTTTATCCGGTATTTGATTTGCATATCGGGGCACTTGCCCATAAAGCTGAATGCGGCGAGAGCTACGACACTGGGATCGCTGAGCGCGTGTTAAATGACTTCTTTGACTACGCGGTAGGCGCTGCGCCGATGTCTGAAAAAGCTGTATTGTTGTTAGGCGGTGATGTGGCGCATTCTGACGGGCTGTTGCCAGTTACGCCATCAAGCAATCACGTCCTGGATTGCGATTCACGCTACGCAAAACTTGTTTATGTGGTTATCAGATCTGTAAGGCGTGCTGTTGGGAAAATGTTGCTGAATCACAAGGAGGTAGAAATACAGGTACTTGAAGGCAATCACGACCAGTCAGGAATGATCTGGCTACGTGCTGCGCTGTCGGCTTTTTACGAAGATGAACCGCGCGTAAAGGTTGACGTGTCCCCTGCCATCGTCCACCACACACAGTACGGCAAAACATTCCTTGCTTACCACCACGGGCACACTATCAAAAAGCCAGAAAATTTACTTGCTGCCTGTGTTTCTGACTGGCGGGATGATTTCGGTAAATCTAAATATGTTTACGCGCATGTAGGCCATTTACACCATCAATCTGTTATTGAAACATCGTTAGGCGTTGTCGAACATCACGGAACATTGGCTGCTAAAGATGCTTATTCGGCCCGTGGTGGGTGGCGTTCGCAACGTTGCGCTGCTGTTATCATTTACAGTCCTGAATATGGCGAGATTGGGCGCTTTGTGTATAGACCTGGGATGTCTAATTATGGAATGGAGTAAATTATTTATTTATAGCAATGGTGTTTTGTACTGGAAAGAACACAGATACAAAACAAGAATAAAACCCGGTGATGTGGCAGGATGTAGGGGGAGCATAGGTTATTGGCAAATAGTTATTAATAAAAAATATTTTCTTAGACATAGAATTGTTTGGGAAATGTTTAATGGCCCTATCCCTGATGGAATGATGATTGATCATATAAATCACATGCCAGGTGACGATAGAATTGAAAATTTAAGACTTGTTTATGCGTGGGAAAATGCAAGAAACGCAAAGAAGCCAATAGATAACACTAGCGGTTGCGTTGGCGTTTATTGGGATAAAATAAAAAAAGTATGGAGATCAAGAATAGTAGTATGGAGTAAAAATGGCAAAAGAAAAACTATAAGCGTGTACTGGGGGAAATCATATGATGATGCTGTAAGGGCGCGGCGTGAAGCTGAAATAAAATATGGCTATCACCATAACCACGGTATTTCTTCACCAGATGAAAATACATTTTGTAAACCGGAGGCAATAACATAATGGTAACTGAGCAAATAAACTCACTACGGCAGGAACGTGAGGCGTCAGTTATCGGCGGGCTGCTGTTAGGTGGCCTAACCCCTAACGCGCAAGATGTTCTCGCTACGCTTGATCCTGAAGTGTTCACTATTCCGCTGTATAAGCGGGCTTTTGAAATTATCCGGGCACAAGCCAGAAACAGGAATCTCATCGATGCATTGCTGGTCGGTGATGAGATTGGTAATGAAAATTTCGTACCGCTAATGCAAACAGCGAGATCGTGCCCGTCTGCTGCCAACCTGAAGGGATACGCACAGCTACTACGTGAAGAGCACCAGCGGCGGCAGATGTTGGAACTCATCGACGATATGCGCTACAAACTGGAGACGGGGACGCTTGAGGTCGTCAAAGAGACGATGAAAGATTTTGATTCCCGGTATTCAAAATTAAAGGTAACGAAAGACAAGATTATCCCTGTTCTGTTGCGCGATGCTGTCCAGGAATACACGGAAGTTTTAAGTAAGCGCATGGAATGCGGTGTCAATTCTGACAACATCAAAACAGGGATAGAACCACTCGACGAAATGTTAGGCGGCATTAACGCTACTGATCTGGTGCTTCTCGCCGGACGCCCTGGGTCTGGTAAATCTGCGTTGGCGCTGGCAATTGCCCGCGCTGCTGCTGAACGCCCTTACCCTGGCAGCAAGGATCAGCGGGTTGGCGTTTTGTTATTCACGCTTGAAATGTCACTCGATCAGATGACTGAACGCGCTATCGCTGGCGCTGGTAATTTATCAACTGACTGCCTGCGCAATCCTGTAAAACTTGATGATGAGGGTTGGGCGCATGTCGGCCAGGGTATGAGCGCACTTGCTAATCTTGATGTGTGGATCGTTGACGCGTCGCAGTTAACGGTTGAGGAAATACGCGCCACCACGGAACGGATGAAACAGGAACATCCCAACCTGGGTATGGTAATGATTGACTACATAGGGTTGATGAAGCTGGCTAAGGCAGAACGTCATGATCTCGCTGTTGGGCAATTGTCATGGTCGTTGAAGATGATGGCGAAAGAATTGCGCGTTCCAGTGTTAGCGCTGGCGCAATTATCACGACGAGTTGAGGAACGACCAAACAAGCGCCCTAATAATTCTGATCTTCGTGATTCCGGCAACCTTGAGCAAGATGCCGACAGAATAATCATGGTTTACCGCGATGGGTATTACGACGAGCAGTCTGTTGCCCGCGAATACATGGAAATCATTGTGTCAAAAAACCGTCATGGTAAGTCTGGAACTGTTTACCAGCGGTTTGATGACAACGGTAATATCTTGCCATGCGACCAGGCGCGCGCAGCCGCAGCGTGTATTCAGTCAATGAATCATCGCACAAGCCGTTTTAACCAACGAAACAATCAGAATAACGCATCTTTTTAATCAATATGAGCAAACGGCTTACCGGAAAGTTTACCGCTTTCTGGTGGCTGTTATCGCGTTTAAAAACGAGGCTAAAAACAATGAGCGCTGAACTTGAAACAAAAGTTATCAATATCCTTGAACTTGATGGCATCGCAACAATGCACCAGTTGCGCAATAAAACGGGGTTATTGGCTGGATATGACAAAAACGGGTTACTTCCTGAGGCAATTAAACACTTAATAAAAAACGGTATCGTCGAGCGCGTATATACATGTTTTGGACGCCGCCGCCGTCTGCTGGGTTATCGTATTAAACAGTTATATGCTGAACGTCGTGAGCGTGTCGCGTCGTTATTTAGTGACTACAGCGTTAAAAAACGTATGCGCGACATTAGCGCTGAGACTGGAATCCCGTGGAATTATCTCTCTCGTACTCTGCGTTTAATGGTGATTGATGAAACGCTTTGCGTTGATCCAAATAGGCACGGGGTTAACTTTTACTCACTGTTTAAACCTGGGCGATTCGGTCACGCTAATGATCTTGCGTTTTACTTTGATAGTCGCCTGAACGAATACCGTAAAAATAACGGCCTGCTACCTGATAAACCAGTATTTGAGATCGAAAAACTTAACGGTGAAACGGGGTTGGAATTATGAGACGTGTAATTTTTTATTCAGTTGAAACATTCATTGACGAATCTCACTTTAAATTTCCATGCAATTCTTGCGGCGCGATGGTTATACGCCTCCACTAATGCGCAAGTACAGGCACGTAAAATTTAACCGTGCTTTTGTGCCGATTCGTTACGCTTTGCAGGCGCTGCGCGGTGAATTACGAAACACAATGCGTATTGTGTGAGGTGGCGTTATGGATAAGGAATTAGATTTAACAGTTGAAGACCTGAGCACGATTGCGGAATACATGCGCGGCGATGATCCTGATCGTCCTGTCGTCGTTGATATGAAAAAACTAAAAAACGACCATATGGCTAGTTCAAGGCTCATTTCTTTATGGGCGATCATGTATGCGCGGGCGCAATGGAAAAATAGCAACGGTGTATTATGAGGCAAATTAGATTTGAGATAGTCAACGACGCCGTGAAAGAAAATGCTATCAGGCAGATAAGGGAAATACAGCCTGATAGCAAAAGCCCGCTGATAATCACCATCCAGGAGAAAACCCGCTCACTGAGTCAAAACGCGTTGCTTTGGGCGCTGCTGACAGACGTTAGCGATCAAGTTAACTGGTACGGCAGGAAGCTGTCACCTGAAGACTGGAAGGCGGTATTTACTGCCGGGCTTAAGAAATATGGCGTTGTCCCTAATCTGGATAAATCAGGATTCGTTGTATTGGGAACATCTACAAGCAGGATGAGTAAAGCAGAATTTAGCGAATTAATTGAGCTGATCTACTCGTTCGGCGCTGAACATAATGTTCAATGGTCTGGTGACACTAAGTTGAACGAGGAATTTATAAAACGCTGGGGGCAATAATGGTTAGTTATTACATGGCTAAACCTACAGGCATTTTGTATAAGATTGATGGCGAATACGTTTATTACTTTCACAACCAGGCGCGTGATTGGCGATTGTGTCACGCGCACTTTAAGCACGAAATAGAAAATCACCCTGAATATTTTATCAAAGTTGACAATGTAACTGTGGCGTAATTGAGGATAAGCAAATGAATAAACTTAAAGCAATTGGCGTGATTAGCCATCGCACTAACCCTGAGTGTTACCCATCGTTTGAGGTAACAACATGCCGCACAGAATATAATTTTGGATCATACTATTTATTGGGTGTTCGCGCGGATGGCGGCACTTATTCGGTTATGGCTGCAAGCTGGAAATTTGATAAATACGCTAATTTATCTAATAAGGATGGTGACGGCATGAATAAAGAAAGTGAGATCATTGATGAATTAATCGAAGATGAGCGGCATGGTTGCGAAACACAACCAGAAAAAAAGGAATGGGCCGTAGGTGATAAACCTCCTGTTAATGTGTGGCTTGATTGTGTAGGTATGACCAGCGGAACGGTTCTTGATGTCGTCAAGTTTTTATATCTCGGTGATAATTGGGCTATCGCTCACAGTAAATTAATATCAGATGTGGAAACGGTAATTACATGGAAACAATACTCTTATCGCATTCACATTAACCAGAAAGAAAAGGCACTTGCTGAAATCGCGTTTGCACTTGCTGTCAATGTTATGGGTGAAGACGCGGCAAAAGAGATTAACTTTAACCATGACAATGATTTTTCGTGCGATTATCGCAATATGGCGCAAGCTATTATTGATGGATGTATCGGACACGTTGAATACACGGGGAAAAGATAATGGATAAAACGGCAACAATTCTTCTTAGTCGCCCTGCCATCTGCCGGATGCTGGGCGGCATTAGCAGGGGAACGTTTTATTCATGGCGTAAAAAGTGGGAGGAGAACGGGACTCCATTCCCGGACCCGGTTGATGTGTTGGGGACCGGGCGTGGCGTCATGTATCGCTATCAGGAGGTGATGCGGTTCTTTGATAAGATCGGATTAACGCCAGCCAGAGATAAGACGTAA